ATATTTATATTTTTAGAATTTTAGTGTATAATATAAACAGGAGGTGGGATATGGATATTTCAACACAAATAAGAAAAATAATGTTAGATGAAAAAGTAAATATAGTTGAGTTGGCTAAAAGATTAGATACATCGCAGCCAAATGTTTCTGCGAAGCTTAGAAGAAATAATTTTAATATTAAAGACTTAGAAAAGTTTTCAAAAGCATTAGGTTATGAAATTGAAATTATATTTAAAAAGAACCCCTAGAAAAATCTAGGGGTTTTATTTTTATTTAAAGATTCTATTGACGTTTAAGTTTAATCCTAATAAGTATTTTATTAAATGAGGTAAATCAAGTTACTTATTGATTCGCAATATTTTTAAATTGCGAACTAACTAATTGGTGTTAAATCAGCTTTAAGCCAAACTGTTGATGTTACAAAAACATTATTTTCATATGTAGCATTATAAATATCTTTGTTTGAATGTGTTGGTACATATGATAAAACAGCAGGTTGTGCAGAAGTATTAATTGTTTTATATAAACTCCATTCTCCATTTGTAAATCTCCATCTTTCACACGTTCCTCTCCAATCCATACGATTAGTGTTAGTTAAATGATAAAATGGAACTGTTGATATATCAACTTCTGTAGTACCCATAACATATACATATTGTTCATAACCTTTTGTTACATAAAATGGTTTTGTCCATTTAGGATTTAAAGAACTAAAATCATATCTTACTCTATCATCTTCAACTGTGGTATTTGTAACAGCTATATTTATATCTAATTGAGTAATTTTAGCACTTGTAATTTCTATTAGACAAGTATAATCAGCAGTTGTTCCATCGTCTACTGCACTTACTGTAAATGTATCTGAATAATTTGTTGGAGTAAATGTAATAGACGTTTTACTTGGAGTTACATATTTATTATTACTTGTAATGTTAATTGTTACATTTTCACTAGGAGCTTTTTCTAAACCTATAGTTATTGCTTTTGATGTGCTACCTTCGTTAAGAGCTACGTTGAAAGTAGATGCAGTCAGTCCATTACTTCTATTATAATCAGCATTTGTATCTATTTCATAACTATATAAAGTTTGATTATTTACTAAGTTTATAGCGTTTAATACTATTTTATCAGCGTATACATTTACTTTCCACATTTCTAAATATTGATTTGAATCACTTAAATTAGTCATATTACCTGCATCATTTCTTGGTTGAGTTAATGAAGGAACATGAATTAAAGAAGTATAATAATAATCTAAAGTATGAACATTTATATTTGGATATTTATTTTGCAATTCAAATATATAATGAGTATGACCACTAAAGCAGTAAACATTTATATGTGATTTTAATAATGATAATATTTCATCATCTTTTGTTGAATTTTCTTCAAATCCATATATTTGGTTAGTCTTTAATCCTGCATACCCAAATAAAGGAAAGTGCATAAATAAAAATATTCTTTTGTTTTTATGGGCGTTTAATTGAGTTTTTAAATAATCTATAGCAGGAGTTTCATTAATTGCACTAATAAATATAAATACATCATCATTTTTTACAAATGTATAATTTAAATCATGTCCAAAATGAGTATTCCACGATGTGTTATTTTCCCCATCATGATTTCCATTACAAGAATAAAACGGTTTATTAAAATTCTTTAATATATTAGAAAGATTATTATATTGAACATCATAACCATATGTTGTCAAATCTCCTGTTGCACATAAAAAATCTATATCAATATCTTTTAATTTATTAATTGCATTCGTAAATTTTGTAATTCCTTGATATTTACTTCCATAAACTGTATCAGAAGTTTCATCAGTTGGTATATGAATATCAGACATCACCCCAAAAGAATACAATGCATTTTGTGTTGCTATTGCGATTATTACTATATTCCCAGTAATATTTGCGATAGTGATAATATTTCCACTCACAGCACTTGAACTTATATCTGTATTTCCCATTTTTACAACTATACTATTAACGGTATATCCAATATTTGCAGTTATTGTAGCAGTATAACTTTGTCCTTCCGTTACAGTTGTAGAATTGTTATCAGAAGTACATTGAGTCAATGTATTAGTGACACTATATGTGTTTGGTGGAATTATAGAAGTTGTAACTGTTATAACAATATTACCTGTAACGTGTTCAATACTTATATTTCCGTTACTATAACAACTAGAAGTAATATCTGTTCCTCCCATAGTAACTGTAATCGAATTAAGTTTATAACCAGTTTCAACTGTTATATTGGCACTATAAGAATTATATTTTTCTACTCTAGTATTACTATTATTATTAACTGCATGGCTTAGATTATTTGTTACGGAATATGTAGTACTACCACCTCCACTAATTTTGCCTATATTCGTAGCCATAACCTGAAAACTATCATTGACACTTGTTTTTACTCCTTTGCCAGTAATAGCGTTTGCTATGAGTTGTTTACCATTACTGGCAGATTGAAAAACCTCATTTATTGCACCTTTTACATCTTGTGCTGTTGTTTTTAATGTATCATTTCCTATTTCCTTCGTAATATCTTTAAGTTGCGAATTAAGTGTTTCTATATCTTCACGAGCTTTAGCGTCTTTAAGATTAATTTCTATTCCATTTATCTCAATTGATTTTGCATCTGCCAATTAAATCACTTCCTTTATTTTTTCAGAATTATTATCATAATCTATCTTACCTGTAATAATAATTTTTTCTTCATCTGGATTATATTCTAATTCAATACTTCCACTCGGAATATCTGGAGTAGTTCCTTCTGACATAATATCCTTATTCACCTCATATAAAAATGTATTTAAAGGAACGACTTTTTCAGTTGTTGATTTATCTTCAATAATAATTTGACAAGAATATTTTCCTTCAATATTTTTATATTTATCTTCTAAATTACAGTAATATAAGTTATTGTTTTTATCATATTTTGTAAGCTCTTTCTTTAACACATCTCCCTTTGGATTTTTTATATATAAAGTTGTTTTAAAATTTGTTAAATCAATCTTAAATCCATTTCTTGTAATATTAATATAAAAATCACTTGTTTGATTATCACTTAAAGAGAACTCCATTTTTAAATCATTTTCTTTTCTTGAGATTAAATCTAAATAAATAGCTTTGTATTTTTTATCTAGCATATAATCACCTCTATTCATTTATAGCTTTACTTATTTTTATTTTTTCAGAATCACTATCGTAAGTTGCATTGATAGATTGTTCTTTAGGCACAAATGTTTTAGTGGTTTCTCCTATTGTAACAACAAGTTCTCCATCTTCATTAAAAGAAAGAATATTTTTTATTAATTTAGATATGTCAACATTTTCTGTAATTTGCTTTAATATTTCACTATCGTCAATATTATAAAGACAATCTGCATACATTTCTTTTTCTTCAATTGTCTTTGGAATTGGTAAATTTGTTTTTTTAAGTAAATCTATTAAATCATTATCTGATATTCCATAGGATTTGATTGTTTGATATATTTTATAAAATTGTTTATTATTTTTAGGATAATCTAAATTTCCATATCTTTGTCCGTATTTGTCATTAAAATACTTTAATAATTTTATCACTTAATATCCTCCTTTATTTTGTATTTCTAAAAATTTCTATCCATTTGTCATTAAAAAACATAAATCCGATAGATTCTCCTTTAGATATTGTTACCTCACTACTATCTCTTAGTTGAATATAAGTATTATTTGAAAAAACTTTATTTGCATTTCCGTATATATAAACAATAACGACTTGTCCATTTGTTCCATTTAAAAAATTAGTTATAGATTCACTAGTCCAACTCATTATTACATTGCAATTTCTAACGTCTGGAGTTGGGTTGTTATTTGCATGTCTATATGCTAAAGATAAAGGATTTAAAGTTGTTACGCTATTATTCATATTTATATCTTGATTCTTTTTTAAAGGGTGAGATAAGGTATTCCCAAGTAAAGAAAAAGCAGACTCTTCGTGTCCGCCTCCTGCATTTGTTTCTGTTCCGATAATAATGTCTTCATTAGTATTAATAATTCTATTACCAGAGATTGTCCCTGACATAATTGTTCCTTCAATGCATATGCCATATTCTTGCCCCCATATTAATGAATTCACAATATTTAAACATCTATTATAAGTACCACCGCAATAAATCGCATATGTTTGAGATGTTTTATTTGAATTATTTTCAATGTAACAGTTATTGAAAGATACTTCATCAAAATTAAGCAATTTCACAGCATATTGTATTGAGATATCTATATTTCTACAATTATTTTCAAAATTACAATTATTAAAAGATATTGTTTTAAATGTTTCAGCATTCCCTCCATCAAGAAAAATAGCATTAGTTTGTGAGTTTCTTATGTATATATTATTAAATGTTAATAAATTTTTTGCTCCGTTCCCATTTATATTTAATCCACTATAGCAATTTTCTATCCAAAAATTTTCAAATATAGACCAAATACATCTACCTTCCATGTTTATTCCATATTTAAATCCATTTTTTATAATGATGTTATTAAATGCATGTCTATCATTTTCTTTTTCTCCAATAAAAGAAATTGCATTAACTGAAGAAAAATTTGAATTATTTCTTAATGTAAAATTTGAAAATAAGTTATTATTTATATTTCCATTTACTGAATTTAATTCTAAACAAAAAGTATTACTCGAAGGAACAAAAATTGTATTCGCAATGCTCTGCCCTCTAAAAGATATTCCTGATTTATTTATACTTAAAGTGAATTTATATATTCCGTTTGGGAAATATAAATTTTTATATCCATTATTGATTAATTTTAATAAAATTCCAGAATTATCTGTCTCTCCATCATTTTTTACTCCATAATTTAACACATTAATATATTCAAAATCATCTTTTATTTTATCAATAATAGATTTTTTAGACATAATAGGAAGAGATACTCCCTTTCCTATTTTATTACCTAAATCGTCTATTAAAAACAAATCATTATTATTACTACTTAATTTTAAATCATTTACAGAATCTTTTATATATTGTTTTCTTCTTGATACATAAATTTCATTAGGCATTTTTTCACCTCTATTCTATCCTTAATAACTTAGGATTCCAAATATATCCTGTACTATCTTTTGTCGGAGATATATAGATATAAATATAAACACTTTCAAAATTATTCGTAATTTCAAATTCTACACCGTTACCTAAGTCCCAACCTAATAAAGTTTCATCACTTGCTTTTCTTATTGCTAATCCCCATGTTGTTCCAGTTGTAACATCTGCTCGTAATGGACATCCAGTTAAAGAATACTTTCCTTTCTTAAGAGAAATTGGATAGGACTTATTTGTAATGTAAAAAGTCGTTTCAACAGTTGGAGTTCCTGTTGTTGTAATTTGACCTGTTTCAAACACATTAAATGTAACACCGTTTAAAACAGTTTCTCCAACATCTCCACTTCTATATGAATTAGATATTAAGTTTATGCTTGAAATCTCTGAAATTGGCTCTCTCGGTCTGTAATCGGGTCTACAACAGAAAACAATATCACTTCTTGAAGTTGATTTAGTTCTAATGCAAACTCCTTCATAGCTCGTTACATTATAATATTCAAAATAAGTAACTTTTCCGTTAGAATCTCTTTGCATATAACTTTCTTCTGCAACTATTCCTACATGAGAAATATTTTTAAATCTATTATTTATATGATAAGTCCCATCTTTGTTTTTAGCTGCATGAAAAGTTAAATCTCCAGGCATAACTTCTGTTACATCAATCAATGTGCCTAAACAATAAAAATATTCTGCCAAGTCTGCAGCATATCTAATTTTCCCATTTGAGAAATTACTTGCAGATTGGTTTACAAGAGACGAAAAATTATAACTATAATCAGTTCTTGGAATAATAGTTGATGCATCTATAATTTGATTTACTTGACCAGATACTTTATGATAAGGAGAATGTATATAATCAATTCCTAATAGGTATAATAATATATATGTTGAACAATCTATGTAACACTTCCCATTAGAGTCTGTTAACTTTCCTTCAAATATGGTATCTCCACCACTATAGATAAAATTTACTTTTCCACTTACTCTCGCATCCCAATAACTTCTTGCAACCTTTAAAGCTTCATTTGCATATGCCCCAGTCCAAATTGGTTTTTCATATTTTACTTCAACTATTTTATCTGCCGTTCCTCGAACTCCAAATATATAATTTCCAACAGTTCTTCCTCTAGCAATATTTTCTGCTTTTAAATTACTATCTCCTTGCACTGTTATATTCCCATTTAAATAAACTCCTCCACTAATAACTTGATTACTAGTTGAAGGAGTTATTGTACTTCCTGCCTTAGATTTTATTGGTCCACTTATTGTCCCATTTTCGATATATGCCATTTTTTTTATTTCATCTGCAAAATTATTTCCAACAATAGTTTCTGTTGTCCCCTTAACACTTCTAATGGCATTTGCTATTTCTTTTAATTTCTCTTTTATTTGTATTATCATTAATATTCCTCTTCCATAATTTTATTTATAGAATTATAGATTTCTATTAATGCATCTTCTGTATTTGTGGCATCAAAGATATTTGCAGCATCTTTTATTTTTAATTTAGTAGCATCAGGAAGTTTTTCATCTATTTCTGTTGAAATAAACGATTTCAGATTATTTTGAATATCTATTTTTAAAGCATTTATTTCTTGAGTAGTATAATAATCTACTCCCTTAGTTGGAGTTTTCCCGTCTTCTCCACTTTCACCTTTAGGAATACCAAAGGAAATAATAGGATTTTCCGCAGTTCCTTCAATTGTAGCATAAGCACTTAAAGTTGGGCTTAAAGTTGTAACATTTCCTATTTTGATGTTTGGAGTAACACCATTATCTCCTTTTTTACCATTCGTTCCGTCTTTTCCTTTGAGTTCTACAAAAGTATAATCGGCATCTCCTTCTTGCTTAATTCCTAAAGCTGTTCCTTGCCACATGAAATATAAAGATTTTCCTGTTCCTTTATTTCCTACGTCTCTAGGGATAATATAAATTTTATCACTCATAATATCACTCCCTAATATTTTATAATCCAATCTCCAATATAATACAATTCTATTGCATAATAACCCTTTTCCAATTTAATCGTATTTATTGAAGATGTTGATTTAAATGAAACTGCGACTGTTTGCAAACAGTTTAAAAACAATATAAACTTACTATTATATGTTGCACTCGGTAATTTTATAGTAACTTCATTCTCAACTTCTGCTTGTTGGTATTTTGAATTATCTAAAGTAATAACTCCGTCCACGATTGTCTTTACAGATATTTTATTATCAAATAACATATCAAAAGCATTTTCGTATTGATTTAATTTTTCACTAGAGATAACATTTTTATCTCCCCATGTTTTCTTATTGAAAGTGCCATCATTATTTAAAACACTCATATTTGAGCTATTACCACTCAAGTAGGCACTATTGGATAAACTATTGTCAACTTTGTCAGAACTGCCTACATTCTTTCCTAGAGGTTCTGATACATAAAATTGATTATGTATAATCGGAATACTAATTTTTGAATCCTCACTATCAAATAAAGAAAATTGAAAAGAATATCCTCCAACTTCAATACTTTCATCTATTATGTCTTCAGATATTTTTACAACAATTTCTCCTTCTTCAATTGTTGGATTTAAAAAAACTGTGTCCATATTTGGTTTCAATAAAGTCATTTCAACTTTTGTAAAATTAGTTTTACTTTTAAAACCAAATTTATCTATATTAAAAATCAAAGAGACATCTTTATCTCCTCTAGTTAATAAGATATCTTTATCTAATGTTGCACTTGCTCCACTGATTCTTACTTCATATCTATTATAAATTGCCATATTTCCACCTTACTTTCCTACACAGAATAAATAAATTGTAACTGTTCCCGACAAATTCTTTCCAGTTATATGTCTCATTCCAAGTCTTATCTTTGAATTTGAGCGAGGATATGCTACTGTATTTAAGCAATAACAGTCGTTTCCAGTTGTATTTCCACTAGCTACTGCTGTTATGCAAACTTCTGAAAAAGGTTTTGGAAGGTCTATATCTTTAACAAAGTAATAATTATCTTTTGGAGCATCTAGCATTACTTGAACTCCTTGCATAACAAGTCCTCCAGGTAATTCTCTATAAAAAGTTGTAGTTGTTAATTCATTTTTATCTGACTGTACATATAATGAATTTTCATTAATTCCAGAGTTACTAAAATCACAGACAGTAACCCAATCTCCATTTACTAATACTTTCATTAACATCTATATCACCTAAAATCCATTTTTCTTTTCTGCTTTTATTAATGAAGGATAATCAACATAGCATATGTTACTATCAACTGATTCATTCATTCCCATAAACTTACTAGAGCCATTTTGCCATACTTTAACATCTGATTTAGTCCAGCCATGAGAATCTGCATTCCATTTAGCTAACCATAAATCTCTTTTTGATACATCATTGAAATTTACATAGTTATTTAACCAGTCAACATTACTGTATATTCCTGTTTTATATCCTGCCGATTCTAACATATCGCAAAATGTATTCATATAATTTGTTAGAGTTGATTTTCCTGGATTCTTTGAAACGTAATTTCCTGCACTATTTTTACTTGTTTTTAATGAATCATATTCTTGGTCAAAGAATATAGGCAATTCAAAAGTAGCAGGATATTTAGCTAATTGTTCTATAACCCAGTTTGCCTCTGCTTTAAGCTTAGTAAGAGATGCTGCATAACTAAAGAAGTATACTCCCATTGGTATGTCATATTTTTTACAAGCTTCAACATTATTTTTAAATTGTTCATCTATAACTCCACCATTATGACTTCTGCTACCATATCCAATACGAATAATGGCAAATTTAACTTCTTCTCCTTCTTTAACTTTTTTCCAATCTATTGTTCCATTATGTCTCGAAACATCTATTCCTTTGCATTTAGAAGGGAATCTAGTTATTTCATTAACTCCAACTGGGTTTCCATCGGAATCTAATTGTATTGTAGATTTTTGAACATATTTATCTGCTCCGTTTATATATCCTTCTTTGCCGTTATAATAAATTTTTATCCATGTTGTATTATCATATTCTTCTAATATAAGTACTTTTGTACCGTCATATACATATCCTATTTTAGAATTAGTAGTTCCTGTCCCACTTCTTACATTTAATCCTATACCTTCATTTATTGTAGCAACTTTAGCAGAATCACTAACTACAATTCCAATAATACCTTTTCCCGTACATGTATTAAGTTTATTTTTTTCTGTTTCATTCTTACAACAAATACCAATAATTGGTTTTGTTTGAGAAACTTGTCCCATAAGAGCAGTATCTGGAAGAATTTCATTAATTAAGAATGTCTTTCCGTCTAGCTCTGTACTTGTACCAAAAATTTTAACTGATTTTCCTAGTAATGAAGCGTCACAAGCAGAACAATACAGTTTGTCAGGATATCCTTCTGTTGTTGTATCGTCAACATTTTCATTATAATAAGGAACAAACATACAATCTTTTTGTTGCCCTACTACGATACTAGTACTAGGAGTAGGCTCTGGAGTTGGGATAGGATTTGGTTTATCTGTATTCCCACTATCGTCAGGATTTTCTTGTTTATCCATTACAAACCATAGTTTATATTTTCCGTCATTAGGTAAATCTGAACCTATAAATATTTCTTCTGGAGTAAAATATTTCATCATATATGAAAGCTTTTCTCCTAATGAACCAAAATCATCATGTTCTCCGTCTCCACTTCTAGCATTAAGCATCTCTGCTTTAAGTATGTCTACTAATTTTTCCATATCGGTAGTTTCTTCTAATAAGCTTTCTATTTTAACAACCTCATAACTAGGAGTGATTGTTGTGTCTGTTTCTGTAAAATCCTTCATGATTATGCATTCTTTTTCTTTATCGTATGCAGGAGGATTTTCTATAACTTCTTTATATCCATATGCTTTTAATAATGTTTCATTTTCATCAAAGTTTACAATTAAGCTGCCATCGTCTAATTTTAAATTATGAGGAGCAACTTCTAGTTTCCCATTTACTACTTTTCCAAACATATTTTCTCTCCTTATCCTTCATAGATTTCTGCTTTTGCATACCATTTTCCATTTGTATATGTAAAGTTTATTTCAAGTAAACCATCATTATCTACATTTGGTTCATTTAACCAGATTACTTTTGGAAATGTCATAGTTGTGCTACTAAGAACATTTAAATATAAAGTTATTTTACTAAATGTTTCTATACTTGGTAATGCAATAGTAGTTGCTGCTGACAATGTCGATAATTGATTTCTATCTTCTGTAAGTGTTAATACATCATCAACAGGAGTTATTACCTTTACTTCTTCTCCTAAAGGAATAATTTTCTTTGTTGTTCTATCATATTTATATAATTTAAAAACTTCTTCATTAAAACATCTAACAACTTTTAAGTATTTTTCAGATGCATAAGTTACATATAAATAATTTTTACCTTCTAATTCATAAGGAACTCCTTCATTAAAATCTTGAATACTTCCTTCTATTAGGTAAGTTCCTTTCTTTAAGTCTTCAATTACAATAGGGAAATCATCTGTTCCTACTTTAATAATATATCCTTTCGATTTGTCTAATTCTTTTAATTTCTTATCTGTTTCTATTTTATGGTTTATAAGGTCATAGATAGCTTGTTCTATTTGATTTAATTTAGAATCTGTTATAATATCTCCTGCTACCCATATCTTTAAATTATAAGTTTCATCTGCATTATAGATTGGAATTTCTTTTCCTAATTTAAATATTTTGCAATTATCTACTTCACTTGTATTAACTTCTCCTAATGCTAAAGTTTTTTCAGAGACTGGACTTTCTTCATATGTCATAGGAAATGGGGGCAATATAGTTGAAATACCTCTATCGTTATAAAGTCGAATATATACATTGTATTTTCCGAAATTAGACATATTCCCAATTATTTCATTTGTCAGAGTAAATAAAACTCTGTTTTCAACAACTGGAGTTATATCCCCAACTATTTCGTTTCCAAACATATCAATAAGAACTATATCACTATATATATATTTATGTTTAGAAATCTTTAAAGAAGGACTGTCAATAATCTTAAATAAAATATCAATACCTTTTTCATGTTGTGAAATGAATAATTGTTCACTTAACAAGCTTTCTTTATTTTGTATAGTTAGAACATATTCTTTTTCTAAAGACATTTTTTCACCTAACTTTCTAATTTACTTACTCTTTCTGCCAATGCTTTGTATTCATTAGACAGAGTAGTGTAATTATTATTTAATGTTTCATATTTTTTATTTAGTGATTCATATTTGGTTTTTAAGTCATCTACTTGTTTTTGAAGGTCTTCTTTGATTTGCTTAAGGGCGGTTTCATTTGTTGTATTACTGATTTGATTTATACAACTGACAAGTTTTGAATCAAGAACATTACAAGCACTTCTAAATTCTGTAAGGGTATAAGTAAGTCTATTTCCATCACTAGAATCTAATTCTAAGTCTTTAAGTCTATTTATTATAACATCTGCAAAATCATTATATCTTGCGATAAAATTTTCATAAGCTACTTTAAGGTCTTTTTTTATGGTTTCCGTTGTATTCTTATTTGAATAATATGACTGATAAATTCCTGTAACTTTATCTGTATATTCTTTTAAGTTGACATTATAACTTCTTAAGCTTGAATATTGTGCATTTGTAACTACTCCACTATTTCTTCTAACTTCATTTGTTATTGTTATTATTTTATTTATTGTTGATTTTATAGAATTAAAATAATAATGAACATCTTGTTTTTCATTATCTGAATCATTCAAGACGGATTCTTGTAATTCATTTAACTTTTCGATAGTATTATTCAGTCTCACAGTTATGTTATAAACTTCATCTGAAATAGTTCCCCCAGAACCTAGAAACAACAGCGAATTGCAAGAATCTTTTAAATTAGATAGAGAATTTAGCATATCATCTATACATATACTTACAATAGAAATATCAGAAGGAGTTACATCTTCATTTTTAGATAAGACTAAATCATTGATATTTGTAACTAATTGTGCAACAAGTTGTTCTAAAACTGTTCTATATTGAGAAACGGCTATGATTCCATCTTCGTCTTTATCTATATTATCTTCTGTACACACTAAGTCTGCCAAAGCATCTGCACAGGCTAACACTCTGGTTGATTGGGTTTCTATATCTGTTGTTTTGGCATTTATGTCTGTTTTTTCAGAATCTATAAGCTTATTATCTTCAACATATGTATCTAATGTATTATTTAATGTAATAAGCTGAGAATTATAATTTATAATTAAAGTGTTTAATTCTTCTTTTATCTCTGAAAAACTTTTGTCTTGTTTATATTCATCTGAAAGTTCTTGAGTTTTAGTAGTTATTTCTGTAAGCTTTTGTTGATATGCCTCATTTTTATTGTTAAGAAGTTGAATCTTTTTTGTAATAACTTTTGAATTATATCCATCGAAAGTTAAAGTAATTTCTTCTGGGTTTATTTTTATAGCATTTCCGCTATTGTTTTTAATTATAAAAAATAATTTTTCTTTGATTTGTCTTGTATCTGTACAGAATAAATTTGAAGGATTTGATAAATCCCAATAAATATATTTTTTATCTGTATAGATATTATTTATTACATAAGCTTTATTATCATATGTAATGACTAAATTTTGTATATATATAAATCCCATATTGGGAATATTATCTAACAGAGCCATATTAAGCCTCCTTTAAGTTTGTGTAAATAGGTCTACCCCCCTCCGTACATATTCATAGGAGTTGAAGGGGGTAGACTTGTTATTATAGGTAAGAATTTTATATCTAAAATAATGTTTTAAATAGTCTAAAAAACCCCTCATATAAGGCTATTTTTTTATAAAAAACCCCTTGTATTGAATTTAAGTTAATAATTTTAAGAACATTTCTTCTTTTATACTTAAATTTTTCCCTTTCCAAATTACATCAGGATTAGCTACAAAGAAATCCTTTTGCCCATCTCTTGTTTCTAAATTAACTCTAGTGAACAAATAATAATTTTTTCCATTTCTTTCAACATTAAAAGACAATAATTTCTTTTTAAAAGTAGTTAGAGATTTCGAATTGGTGTCTAATCCTAACATTTCACAAATGTCTTTTAAAGAAAGTTTTTCTAATAAATTAATATCTTTTTCTCTTGGGTTTCTACATAAGGCATTTGTATTATAGTGTAAATATGGGATTAACTGAAATACATATGCTAAATTCTTATGTTGAGAAGTCTTTGAATTTAAATATAGTTCTCGTGTCGTATTAATAAATATTCTTGCATATTCTTTTCTATTAAAAGGACAAGTTCCTTTTGAAAAATACTTTGGAGATAAATAATATTTTTTATCAACACAATACAATAAATCTTTTTCTTTAGTTTCCTTTAAGAAATTATTAAATGTACCATCTTTAAGTTTTAACAATGTTTTTAAATCTTTTCTTGTTAAATATTCTAATTTATAATTCTTACCATGCTTTACTAACACATTTTCTTCCCCACTGTTATAATCAATATATGTTGCTAAATATACAAGTCTTGTAATTGTGGGAAGTTTTAAATTTAATTCATTGAATAGTAATTCATTTTTAACATAGCTAATATGTATAAAACCACCTAATCTTTTACAATCTGTTTTTAACTCACTCTTTTGATTAATTGTTTCAAGTTGGTTTGGTGTTAATTTAGGAATCACTTTTATTGTTTCATTTGTTTTTATAAAATCTATTACTTTTTGATTCCCATTTTCGTCTTCTTCAATAATTCTTTTGTATTTTGTCATATTCCTTCTCCTTTCATATATAATAATAGTCATTTTTGTAAAAAGGAGACAAATTATGAATTTAATATACTCCAATATTTAGAGTTTCTTATATCTTTATCATCTGATTTAAATTTTGTAAAGTTAATTAAAACTCCTCCTCCTGATATGTAATATTTAAATGCCGTTTTATAAGCCGATAAACTTCCATGATTATATGCCCATTTATAACTTTGAGTAAATGACCAACTCGTTCCATATCCTGAACCCCATGATAAAACATATATATCACTTCTAATAGGATTTCCAAAAATCTTTTCTGCATTAGAGTCAGAATAAGTTGACATATATATATCCATATCTGACATTCCAACCCCACAATCGTTGACTGTAAATATTCCGTTACAAGTTACAGATTTTCCATGTCCATCGACAATTTTTTTCCCTTTTAATTTTGGTACATATACTTTCGTACCGTAAGGAACATTTAGCATTCCACAAGTTTTTCCGAGGCTTAATGGAATACTACAACCACTAGAACCGTCTCCACCATAACTCGTACATCTTGCATTTTGGAATCTATAAATATAACTCTTGCCATCAATTGTTCCTGTTTCATTAAAACAATTCTTATATTGTTCTTTAGAATCTCCTTTTGTATCATCGCTTGGAATATCACTTATCTTTTTATCTGCTTTAATTAACTCTTCTAATCTAAAGAAAAACCATTGAGAATTTGTCTTTCTTTTTCTTTTTTGAATTCCTGATGAATACCCTATTGCTTCTGCAATATACCCATCTCCCATATATATAGCAGTATGGTGAGTATCACAGGTAAACATATTATTCTTTGTTAATTTAACATCGTCATTTGCAAACATAACAATATCTCCAGGTAATGCATTTTCAAATTTTGTATCTACATATCTCCAAGCTTTAGCATTATGTTCCTTAGCCGCATCTTGAATTGTTCCTCCAGCACATGATAGTCCTTTCATGAAATCAAGTCCTGCTGCTTGATAACAACAACCTACAAAGGAACTACAATCAAATCCCCATTTCCCAACTCCTGGTTGTTTATATGTTTTCTTTTTCTTTTGAGAACGAATAGTTTCATAAGAACTTTTGATAACTTGTTTTTTATTATAGTCGACAGTTCTATTGTATTGAGAATACCAAGCCTTACCATCAATACATAACTGGACAATTTCTTCTGCTCTAGCTACGATTTTTTGTCTCATTACACTTAATTTACCGTTTTCATCATCTTCTATTGGGTCTTTTGGTTCTTCTGATACTTTATTTAAAAAATCTAAGACATAGCTATTTATATTATTTCTTAAAATCTTATATCCATTTTCAGTAAGTAAATATCCATTTCTTGAATATGTAGTATTTAACAATTTATCAATTACTAATCCTGCTGAAACATTAACTGTTTTAATTGATTTTTCAGTACAATATTTTTCAATTTCGTCATTAAAATTAACTATATTTGAATTGGTTGTAATATAGTCATATATATCATTTTTATAAGTTATTGCGACAGGCAATTCTTTTATGACTATAATGTCTTTAGAAGGATATTTAATAAGCAATTTATCTAATAAAGATTTATAATATAAAATTCCTAAACTTGTTAAATCATTTATTCCTAGCATTGTGAGAACACAAGTTGGGTTAGAAGGGAATGTATCTATAATATTGTGTTCAGAAAAGTAATTTGCATTAATTTTACTTTTGGCATATACACTTAAATCATCTAAGAAATGACTTTCTTTCATGTGTTCTATTCTATCGTCTCCAATAAGAAGAGAGCCTTTTATGTTCTCGTATTTTAAAGAAACTTCCTTTTGAGTTACAACAACTAAACAGCTAGCTACTATTTTTGTATTTTCAGTTGAAACAACATTTATTTTACAAGTTCCATTTGAAACTCCTGTAACAAGTCCTTCCGAGCTGACTGTGGCTATCTTAGTATCTGTTGAATAATAAGATAAGTTTTGATTTGTGGCATTTGTAGGAACAACACTTGCCACAAGATAACGAGTTTCATTTTTATCTAATAGTAAATCTTTTGTATCTAATCTTATTCCAGTAACTTGAACATCTTTAGTTTCGTCATAATCTCCAACAGTAACAATACATGAGGCAGACTTATTAAATTCTTTTGAAACAGCACTTATAACACATTTTCCATAATCTAAGCCTGTTACTTTTCCTCCTTCGACAATGGCAACTCTTTCATTACTAGACATCCAAAATACTTCATCAAGTTCAGGATTTGGAGGGACTATTGTCGCAGTAAGAGTATAAGATTCATCTGAATCTAAATTTAATTCTGTTTTATCTAATGTAATACTTCTAATGTATTTTGTATCCGTAAGTTCTGGGGGATTTTTTGCCACATCTAAATCTATATCTGAAATTAAATCTGTACTTACTTTATTGTATTTTTGATTATTCCATAACCATTTATTTGTATTTATAATTTTTTTATTATTCTTTGCCTCTCTTAAAACATCTGAAATAAGCTTAGAGCTATCTTTATTTGTTTTCTTATTTGAAAAAGTTAAACTTAATGAATTATCTTTATAGTTTTTTTGCCAACCAACTAAATATAAATAAGTTTCAACTTTTGTTTCTTTATCATATAAGGCAACTATATCTCCTAATCCTATTCTTCCATTCCAATTTCTTCTAAATCTATTCTCTATTAATCTATTTGTGAAATCTATTGAATCAATTGTAAATTCTGTTGTAGGACGGCTTTTGAGCTTTAATTGTTGTCTACCTGTTTTTATAAGTTCATTTGCATCAATAAATGAATCATCTGAATAAGTATCACAATAGACATACTCTTTTAATTCATTTAACAAATCTTGTGTAAATAATAAATTTCCTTTTTCATCTGTAGAAGTTTCTCTTCTTAAAAGTATATTTAATTTATCTATGTCATTAGATAGATTACTGTATTCTAGTTCTAATTGAGCTATTTCTACTGATAATTGAGCCTGTTCATCTTTAAGTATTTGTATCTGATTTTCATAAGAGGTAAAATCATAAGTCTCTGTTTCTGTTTCTAAATCTTCATATGCTTTTATAATATTTTCATATTGTTCTATTTGTGCTAATAAGATGTTTTCATTAGCTTGTTTATTAGAAAGCTCTGTTCTGACAGTTTCTCTTTTTGCTGTTTTATCTTTCCATGTTTTTGTTCTTTCTATTGTAAGTTGTTCAAATTTAATCAGAGCATTATTTAATTCTTCACTCATTTCTCCTATTTCCATAAAATAAGAGTAATCTTCTATATAATCAAATCCAGTTGGATTTACTTCTGAAACAATACATTTTTCATCATTACCCTCTAAGGTAAGTCTTGTCACTATGTCAGTAGAATCATCTGTAACTTCTTTTGATTTAATATAATTATCTCTTGATAATATAAGTTGTAAATTATCTCCAAATGAATCCATATCAAATAAATTTACAAGTTTATTTTTTCTATCAAATATTGGAACACAACAAAATTGTTCCTGGATTGTATCTGTAATAAAAGAATAGTATGCGGCTTTAGTATCTTCTTGTATTCTTACTTTAGGCTGTCCATTTTCCATATAACGAACACTATCGTCTACATAGCCTATATGCCATCCTGTATCTTTATATAACCATTCATCAAAAGATTCTACTTCATCATTTTCATTTTTATCTAATAATGACAATCCCATATTGGACATGACAAAATTGTTTTTCTCTAGTTTTTTTTCATAACCATAAACAGTTACTGTTTTTATTTCTTTATCATCATCTGTTTTAACCTTTTTTATAATGAATTTTTCATCATCTATTGATATAACTCTTTCTGTCATAAGTTCAAAATATAAAGGATTTTCCTTTGAAATTTTCCCAATTTGTGAAGGTATAAATCTAGGTATTTCAAATTCCAAAGAATCTATATCGTCAAAATTTCTTGATTGATTACTAACGAATTTTACAGGGATTTGTCCTATGACTTCTCCGTTAAGTTTTTCAAGTAAAATCTCATTTATGGGTTTTAATTCTTTAACAATTATATCCATATCATCACCACTATATTATACTAGGAAATTCACATATTATCCTTACTTTACAATTTCCTTCTATTACTAATTGATTTTCTTTCTTATTTAATACAATCCATTCTCTATTACATTTGCTTATAATATTTTCATTATTCTGATTTTGAACAGTAAGCATATAATTATCTATTGTAGCCACTTCATGTTCTTCTAATCCTATTAGTTCTAAATTATTTATTTTATTTAATGTCTTTTTCGTTCCAAAATTTTCAACTACAATTACAGGCTCATATTCAGAATCTGATTCGTTATAAATATCTATAAATTCTTTTCCTTTAACTCTTTTCTCTATTTCTACATATTTAAAAGCATAATTAACCATTGGTTTAAAAGTAACTTCTATTACTCCTCGTCTTTTGAAATCAAACTTTTTAACTATTTTAGTACATTTAAAATAATAAAAATAATCTAAGTTATCATATGGTTCAAATCTTTCAAAAGAATCACTTATAAGCCATGTCGCTACTTCGTTATAAATTGAATTTGTCCATACAAGTGGAATATTATCTTTTTCTAAACACAATTCCAAAACAATATCATCTGGTTCTTCATTTGTTTCTGTAAATTGAGGAAATCCTAAACTATCTTCCATCGTTACATTTTTTACATAAGAAACTCCTATTTCATTTAATACATCTAAAGAACTAGTTGAAACTATACTTAAAAAATAATCCTTACAAGATTTACCTTTCCGTTTAAAATAAGGCTCTATAAACATATCTCACAACTGCCACTCAAAATATGGACAAATATACCCATATCGAGATATTGAAAGTTTTCACAAACATTTCTTACTGTTTCATTCTATATGCTTTGGCGATTACAAGTAATTCGCTACTAACAAGTTCTAGTATAGTCCACAGTCGTAAATTCCCGACTAGCCATCGGTACATACTTACAATTGCTTTTTATGCTATTTTGTAAGTTTTTGCATCTCTTAAATTAAGACTTGCATTATAGTCTCTATCAACATGATAACCACATTCACAAACGAATTCTCTATCAGAAAGTTTTAAATCTTTCTTGATATAACCACACTCATGACATAATTTACTTGACGGATACCATCTATCTACAATTCTTAATTCAATTCCTATCTCTTTACATTTTGCTTCTAATTTTGTTCTAAATTCATAGAATTTTTGCGAAGCTACTGCCTTTGAAAGATACTTGTTTTTCATCATACTAGATACATTTAAATCTTCAATTGTAATATAAGATGGTTTGGTTTTCACTATCTCATTTACACACTTGTTAATATAATCAGTACGAATATTATCTATTCTATAATGAAGTTTTTGTATCCTCAAGACTTGTTTTTGGATATTTTGCCTAGTGGCTACTCCTTTCTTTTTATTATATTTTTTAAAGTCTTCGTATTTTCTCGATAGACAATGTTGTTCTCTTTTTAATTGTTTTTCTAATTTTCTTATTTTTTTGCTTTTATTTATATTTTTCTTTGTAATGCCATTACTTATAACTGCAAAATTCTTAACACCTAAATCAATCCCTAATCCAAAATCATTTAATTGTAATTTTTTAGCGTTGGGTACATCTATTAGAACTGATACATAATATCTTCCTGCTTTATACGAAATTGTTCCACTCTTGATTGTATATCCTTGTTTTGTTGTGGGAATATATCCCTTTTCTTTTAATTTAATCCATCCTAAAGTAGGAATTTTTATTCTATGCCTTTCACAAATACAATCCTTTGGATTATTTTTCACAAAATACATTTTTACATTAGATTTGTTTTTCTTTTTAAATTTAGGAAACCCACTTTGTTTTTTGAAAAAACGAACAAAAGCAGTATTTGCATTTTCCATAGATTTTTTAATTGATTTTGAACTGACTTCTTTAATCCATAAATATTCAGGATTATTAGGAATAAACTCATTATTCATCCAAATACTAAAATCTTTAGCTGTCATAAATTTTTCGCCATTATCATAAAGTCCTTTGTTGTGAGTAAGGTAAAAATTATAAATAAATCTACAAGTTCCAATTGTTTTATTGATTTTTTGTATTTGTTTTGTTGTTGGATTTATTTCCGTTTTATAACTCTTTAGCAATTTCTTCGTCCTCCTGTATTTGTTTTTTATATTTTCTTAAGCCATATAGTCTACAACTAAATACATGTAAGATTGATATAATATCTTGAACCAACTCTTCATTTGGAGAAAGAGTTTCATTATTTACAATAATTATTTTTGTATTAAATTTTTCGCAAAATTTCTCAAACCAATTATATCCAAAACGTATAAATCTATCTTTATTTGAAATTATTATTGTTTTTATCTTATTTTCCATAACTTCTTCAAGTAATTTATTCCATTTTTTACGATTATAATTAAGTCCACTACCAAAATCTTCAATACACTGATTTACAATTATGCCTTTTGAATTACAAAACTGTTTTAAAAATTCTACTTGATTATGTAAATCATCTTTTTGATTTCTTGTTGAAACTCTTGCATAAATAACCACATCTCTTATATTATTTTCTATTTTTATCCCTTTAAATTGTAGATATTGGTCGTAAGTGTAATATCTTCTATTTGTTGGAGTACGATTTGCTTTTAAAATATTTTCCCTATCCCAACGTTGCAATGTTTTTACTGAAACTCCTAATAGTTCAGCAAAATCTTTTGGCTTATAATTTGTGATATTTGTTGTGTTCATATTGATTCTCCTTTCTTTATAAACACATTATATCACAAATAAGTATATTTGTCTACATTTTTATTTATTTAAAAGTTCTCCTTTCAAAACACTATTCATTATAGGTTCTCTATTCAATTCTAAGAGGTTTTATAATTATGTATGAATAAGAAGTCAAGAGAGGATTTAAACCCTCTCTAAACTCTACTGATAAGGTCATCAAAACAATTTTCAATTTGTTTCTTAACTTCTGTTGCTATTTCAGTTGGATTGCCTGTTCCAGTAACCTTAATTTCAATATCTCCTACATTTAATGTTTTATTAGTAACTTGAGTTAATTTATCTGCATTTAAGGAAGCTCCTTTGCCGTAATCAGTCAATCCTAATCCGTTTAAAATATCTGGATATTCTTTCATGATATCCATAGCTGCTTGAAGATTTCCAACAAGTTCTGTTTTAACTTTGTCTGCCATGATTCCAATCGCATCTCCAGAGCTTTCTGCAAACTCTAGCATAGTATTTTGTAAATCACTAACTTCTCCATTGATAGATGTAAATAAACCTGTATTAAGAGCTTGAGCAACCATATCTGCAATTTTACTATCTGTCCATTCTTCATCTAATTTAGTTTGAGCTTTTTCAGATTCATCTTGGATTCTTTCAATTTGTTTATCAAATAAGTCAGAAACCAATTCATCTTTTCTATTGTTTATAATGTCATCTAAACTCTTTTGTTCATCTTTTAAGTCATCTAAAAGTTCACTAACTTTCGCTTTTGCACTAAGACTATTATCTTTACTATATCTATCTATGTTTTTATTTATTTCTGCAATTTTATCTTGTTGTTTCTTTAAATCTTCTTCATATGAATTAGTTTTCTTTTGATTTTCATAAGCTTCTTTAACCTTATTTATCGCTTCAACTTCTGCATCTGACTGTTTCTTAATTTCGTCTTTTCGTTTTTCGATTTGGTCTTTATAGATTTTTGTTATTTCATCTTCAATATCTTTTGTTATATCTAATTTGTCGTCATAAATATCCTTAATTGTATTTCCAAGTTCTTCCCATTCTTTACGAGCATCAGGAAGTTTCCCTGTTTGAATATCTATAAACTCTTCCATTAAATCAGTAACTTTTTCTAAATCCTCACTATTTTGTAATGCATCTAAGGCATCTTTTTGATTTGTAATATTATTATCTGAATCAAATTCAAATCCATATTTTCCTAAATCTTCTTTATATACTTTAATCATTTTATCATAGTTATCTATGAGTTGTTGTTGTTTGTCTTGTTGTTGTTTAAGTAAATCTATTTGTTGATTATATAATTTTAATTTTTCATTTCCGAAAGCATGTTGCATTTTTGTACTCAATAAATCATATTTATCTCCTAATATATCCAATTGAGTATCAATCTCTGTTATGCTATTTTTATACATATAAAGCTTATTTTCACGAACTAATTTTTCTATTTCATCATTATTTTCTGCAATCTTATTATTAAGTTCTTCCCATTCATTACTAGCCTCAAATATTTTATCATTATGTAAATCTAAATATTCTTGTGTAAGATTCTTAACTTTGTCTAATTTTTCAGAATATTCATCAGATGCTTTTTGAGCTGCATCTGCTTGTTTTTCTAATGACTTTTTAGTTTTTTTACTAGTTTCAGATTCTGCTTTTGCTTGTCTCTTAGCTTGTTTCTTAGCTTCTTTTATTTTTTCTTTTTGTTTTTTAGTTAATTTCTTGCTACTAGTATCATATTTATCACTATCAACACTACTACTTTTAGTTTCATAATTTGATGCTTTATCAGATGCTTTTTTTGCCGCATCTTCTAATTCTTTTGCTCTTCTTTCCATTTTAAGCATAGTTTCTTCATATGCTCTTAAATTACCTTGTGCATCAAATTTAAAACCATAGTCTTTTAGATTCTCTCTAAGAACTTCTTTTTCTCTATATAGATTATCATAAAGCTCTGATTGAAGTTTTTGTTGTTCTTCATATAATGCATTTTGTTTTTCAAGATATTCTATCTTTTTAGTTCCAACGGCTCTTTCCATTTTAGTATCTAATAAAGTTAATTTATTATTTACTTTAGTGATTCTATTTTCAAGTTCTTGGAATAATTCTACTCCATATTCAATAGAATCTAATATGTTCTTCACAGATGTATTTATTTTTGTAGGAATGGTTGTATTAACTCCTATTTCTCCAAGGTCTAATCTAGTACTTTTTGATTTCATACTAACTTTAGAGATTGCTTTCGAAGTAGTTGCAAGTGTATCTGCATATGTAGAAATACCACTAGCTGTTTCATCTCCTATGGTTGGAGCTGATAATAACGAGATTCCTGGATTTGAAAATGTAGAAAATACAGCTGGAGTTTGATTTGTTGTTTCATCCATAGACATTGGTCCATAAGCAGAACCTCCACTAGAACTACTTCCGCTACCACCACTACTTTGTCTATTTACTTTTAAAGTTGTAGTAAATGTTTTTCCTGCATATTTAGATACATAATCTGCTAAATTATTTTTAAGCCCTGTAACATTTTTAGATGCCAAAGCCGTAATTGCATTAAATCTAGTAGTAAATGTTTTATGATATCTTTTAACATAATCTGAAATATTTCTTTTAAGACCCGTAACGTTTTTAGATGCCTGTGCAGTTTCAGTCTTGAATGTTGTTTTAGGTGATTTCTTAACAGAGCTAAGATATCTTTTAACATTATTTCTAAGTCCTGTGACATTCTTAGACGCTTGTGCAGTTTCTATACGAATTGTTTTACTAGGCATGTCTTGGAAGGCTTTAGAAAGGTTATTAACACTTTTTGTTAGTGTATCTAAATTATCTAGAGCATCTTTAGTATCTGTTACAAAAGATATTTTATATTCCCCATCTTTAAGTTTAGTAGAATATTTAATTAATTCTTTATAGTCTTCAACAGAACCTTCTAATTCTCCCTTATTGACTTTTACATCAATATCCTTTTTACTTGTTTCTTCTGCGGCTTTTCCAAGTTTTTCAGTTGATTCAGTAACTTTGTCTATCTTTTCTTTGCTTACATTAAGTTTTCCGTCATCATCTACATCAATACCATATTTCTTTTTAAATTCATCTGGTTGTTTATTAAACCAATCAACAAATTCTTTAAGAGACATTCCGTCTATATCTCCGTGGTTTTCAACTAAAAAGTCAATAGTATTTTCTCTATTTGTAGGAAGTAATTTTATTATTTCCTCAAATAATTTCATATTTTCTAAGCCTTTGACTTTTCCTTCAATGAATAACTGCTTAACTTCTTTTCTATCATTTAATGAACTAAATTCAGATAATTGATTTTCTATTGATTTCTTAACTTCTTCTTTATTGCTAACTTTTGGGTCGACCTTAACATCCCATTGGACTCCTTTGCCTTTATTCCAGTCGTTTAACTGTCTTAACATATCTTGAGATAAAACAGTTTCTCCATTAAGTTGCAATCCAACTTTAAGATTTGCTATTTCATCATCTGTAAGTTGCCCATTTAAAGCTTTTCTTAAAATATCAGAATTTGTAGCATCAAATTCCCCTTCACTAGCTACTTTTGTAACTAATGATAAAGCGATTTGCAACTCTTGTTCTGAAACATTTTTCCCGTCATCTAAAGTTCCTTTTAATATTGATTGAACTTGTGGAGATAATTTGTCAAATCCCCCACCGTCTCTCATATTAATTAAGAAATCTATAGATGCATCTTTATCTCCTTGGAATGAAGCTAAGTCACTTAATAATTGATTATCCGCATCCCATTGTGCTTTTAATTTAACAGTAAAATCATATGAGGAAGATTCGCTATCTATATAGTCTTGAAGTGAAACTCCATAATTTTTAAGGAATTCGTTTAAAGCTGCTTTATCTCCTTCTAAACTACCATTAAACTCAGGAGTTAATCCTATAACCCAGTCTTCTGAACTGATATTAGTTACTTTAGCTAATTCATCTGCAACGCCTTTTATTGCATTTTTATAAGATTCCAAATCTCCTGTTTGTTGATAAGCGCTTTGAGCTTTTCTTATCTTTTCATTCCAGTCATTAATAACATTACCTTGACCTTTCATTGCCTCACTAATGTCATCAAATGCACTTATGAATTTATTTTTACCTGTTTCATCTAAAACAGGATTGCTTACCCAGTTAAAATTATTAACTAAGTTTTGCATACTTGCCTTAGCTTGGTCACTAAGTTTATCATAATTTTGAGAATAAAAACTATCAGAAAGTTTATTTATAACCTCTTGTTGGACTTCTTTATCTATCTCTAATAACTCTTTATTTTTATCTGCTAATTCTTTATTATATTCATCTGCTGCTTTATTTCTTTCAGTTAGGAATTTTACATAGTTATCTAAACCTGTTTTCATGTCAGTACTTTCACCAAAAGCAGATTTAAGTCCACTTATCGCACTATTCATTTTGTCTAATTTTGGAGCAGAATAAGTCCAACCATTTTTGATTTCATTTGCTCTAGCAGTCCCTGCATTTCCTAATGCATTTTCTTGAGTTTTTGTTAATCTTTCTTGTTCTTTTATTGTTTCTTGTAATTCTTTTTTGTAGTCTTCTAAACTACCAGTAAGTGCTAAAATGGGGTTCTGATTCTCGTCATAAGAACTCACTAAATCAGGGAACATGTCTGCAACCTGTTGTTTTAATTCATTGAATCTTTCTAATTCATCGGAACTTAATTTAGTCTTGCCTGCTAATTTATCATACTCTTTTGCAATACTACTAAGTGATTTAACATTTTGTCTTAAACCACTAGTTTCACTTTGAGTAGTTTCTAATGCACTTTTTATTTCATCGTGAGTATCTTTAAGTTTGTTTTTAGCCTCTATAAGCTTTTGAATTAACTTACTTAAAGCATACATAGCTAATCCAATTAAAGCTCCTTGTAAAAGTCCACTTGCAGTTTGTAGAAGTCTTTCTTTTAACATAAATTGTTGAGCTGCTCCACTAACTAAACCGAAAGAGGCTCTCAATTTATTCATTATTCCGACTTGTCCACTCATTGCACTTGTTAGGGTGCTCCATTTTCTACTTAGTCCAGTATAATAACTTAATTGTCTTGTCTGAACTCCGTCTACGTTTTTAACATTAACACTAGCTCCCCATACTTTACTTAATGACTTAAAAGCAGAAACTACTGCTAATATAGTAGGAACAGTTGAACCCATTTTGTTCATCCAATTTATTAAGCTTTGTATTTTTTCAGATATAACAATTAATACATCTACTCCACTCTTTAGTGATTCTCCACTAAGAATAGTTGTAAAGACATCTGTCCAAATTGTTTTCAATTCGTTTAATTTACCAGCTAAAGAATTTACATATCTTTCATTTTCTTGTTCGGCAGAACCAAATTGGTCTCCATTTGCAAATTCTTCTCTTAATTCCATGAATTTATCATAGTTTTGCATTAAGGCTTGAAAGACTGTAGCTTGCTGTTTACCTGCTATAGCTTCTGATAAAGCTAATTGTTCGTCTTCTTTTAGGTCTCCCCACTTGCCTTTTACTTCATCTAGTAATTCAACGAATCCTTTTACTTCTCCCTTTTGTTTGTCAGAATATACATCTATACCTGCAATTTCTCTTAAACCTTTTGCCGTTTTATTAAGTTCCATTGTCCCTTCTTTGGCATTAGTTTTAAGACCTTGTAAATTTATTGCAATAGATTTCATACCATTACCGACACGGCTACCATTTTGTAATGATGTATTGGCAGCAGTAATCATTGCAGTAGCATCTCCTATTTCAACACCATAGTTAGATAAAACTGCACCCCCACCTTGGAAGGCTTGTACTAAGCTTTGCATATCTATTGCCTGTGTATTCGATGCATAATTCAATTTATCCATAGCATCGCTAAGTTCAGTAGTAGTTTTAACAGTATCTCCTACTTGGACTTTATATTCTTTAAGTGGCTCTAAGTTAAATGAGTTTACTATTGTATTTAATCCTTTAGATGCCTCGTCTTGGCTCATATCCCCTACATTTGCTAACATCATTGCATTTTTAGCAACCTGCATAGATTTTTCCATAGAACCAATACCTGCTTGTAATGCACTTGCGATACCTTCGATAGTATCTGCCGTACTCATACCAACAGATTTACTTATTTCTTCTGCTTTGTCTTGTATTTGTCCTAATTTATCTATAGTGTTTATATCTTTTATGTCTGCAACTTTTTTCATGTCTGTGATTGCTGCATCTAAATCAGAATAAACATCTTTAATTTTATATATAGAAGTTGTAAGGGCATTCCCTAAGACATTCCCAAGTGAGAAAGCTCTAATTGAACCAGAAAAATCAGACCAAAAACGATTACTGACTCTTATTGTTGAATTAGTTCTATTCATTTGGCTTTGGAATCTTCTAAGTTGAGAGTTCGCTTCTGCATACATAGTTTCAAAAGAACCACCAACTTGTCTTGCCTCTGCTTCAACTTGATTTAATTTAGTTATAAATTCATTAACAGTTCCTGTACCAAAAGCCTTTTCGATATCTTCTTTAAGTGTATTAAATGTACCTTGAAGAGTATTGAATTTCTTTAACTGTCCAACTATTGTATTAGCCTTACTTCCAACCTCTGCTAAATCCGTCTTAAATCCATCTAATGAAGTATCAAATGTTGCATCCATATTTTGAGCTTTAGTTCTAAGTTCGTCTAATGCAGTTTGTAATCTATTTACTTCCGCATCTCCAAATGCCGTTCTAATAGCCTCTTTAAGCCTAATGAAAGCAGTTTCTTGTGTAGTTACCTTTCTTAGACTAGCCTCGATTGTGCTTGCCTTAGCTGCTGTTGAGTCTATTTCTGCTTTTAGTGATTCAAAAGTACTTCTGAAATCTTCTTTTAAAACAGATGCTGCTGTTCCTAATTGATTTAACCTATTTCTAAGTTCATTTGCTTTTACATCTCCAAATGCACTTCTGATTGAATTTTCTAATTTGTCAAATTTGTCTGATAAATTATCTACATCTCTAAGATTTTTTATAGCAGTATCTATTTTCTCCAACTGGGACATATCTGCTTTAAAATCCATGTTAAGAGCTTTTCTATTATTTATTTCATCTAATTTAGTTTTTAATTTATCTATTGCTACCTGATTAGTTACAGTAACTCTAAGATTTCCTAAATTAGATTTTACTTTAGTTACTTTTTCATCTAATTCAATTAAATTAGAAATACTCTTTTCTAATGTCGCCTTGTCATTTTTAGAGGATAAATCTATTTTTTGTTTATTAACATCTGCTATTTTCTGTTCGACATTATTTAAATCAGTTATTAAATTCTTTAGTTTTTCATCTAAAATAGTATATGTTTCAGAAGACATATTAGTGTTTTGCATTTTACTTTTAAGTTTTTCTATTTCAGAATTAAGCATTTTATATTGATTTATAAGATTTGTTTGTTCAAGGCTATCTGCCTTTTTCATTTGACTTATAAATTCATTTGCTTTAGTTTCTGATTCAGATAATTCACTTTTTAAAGAATTAAAAGCTACTTCAAAACTTCCGTCTAATTCTAATGCAGTTTGAGATAATTGATTTAATTTATTTTCAAGGTCTACTATTGCACTATCTCCCAACCCATCTTTAATAGATTGTTTTATTTTATCAAAACTTTCTTTTAAAGTTTCGACTTTTCTTAAATTATCTACTTGAGTGCCTAATTCTTTTAATCTATTTAAGTCATTTGAAACATCAAGATTTAAATGCCAATCTCCTGTAACCTTACTCTTCAATGTATTTATTTCAGTCATTATGGTAGAAAGCTGACTTGTATTCCCCCTGAAAGTAATACCTTTTGTTTTGGACTCAATTTCAGTTATTTTGTCGTCCATTTGTTTCATAGTATTTACTAAAGTTACTATCTCTTGTTGACTTCTTTTAAAATCATATAGGGCAATTTTCTTTTTGCTTGTTTCGTCCATTTGTGTAGATAAGGCATCCATGTTTGCTTGAAGTTGTTTAGCTTCTTCGGCTGCCTTTTGAAATGAATCTGCACTCATGCCTGACTTCATTTTCTTTTGAATGGAATCCAAAGCACTTGCCAATGACTTGTACTTAGAAATTAATTCTGTTTGATTCGATGCTACTTTTTTTGTCCCACTATCTGAATCTAAGTTTTTCATTTTAGATTTAACATTTTCTAATGAATCAGAAATTGTTTTAAGATTTTTAGCAAGACTTTCAAAATCACTTATAACACTTTTGTCAAATTTAATTCCGTCTTTCATTTGTTTTTCAAGTTTATCTAACAAATCAGAAACTGTCTTTAGTTTTGTTTCAAAATCTTCAACATCAACTTTAAGTTTTAAAGGTTCTTTCTTTGCAGATTCTTGAAGTTTTTCCAACTGCTCTTTTGCAGTTTTGTCATCTAACTCTAATTTAGTGGTTAGTATAAATTCTTCTGACATAATTTCTCACCTCCTCTAAACTCTCTTGATATTCATTCCTTTACCTCTCATAAACTGAACGAATACGTTAGGTAATTCATTGTTTCTCCATTCCTCTGTTTTATCTACGAAATCAGTAGCAGGTTTAAATACAGGACTGTAAGGATGTATTTTTGTCCCTTCTGCCCATACTGTACCTTCCTCTAAAGCCGCAGGTGCATAGAAATGTCCATGACTTTTATCAAGAATAGAGAACCAATCTCCAGTATCTCCCCATACAAGAGTTAATGATAAACCATTAACTTGCCCTTTGATACAATCTATTATTGCTCCAGTAGGTTCATAAATATTGCCTGTTTTTGTCTTAGAAGAACTTCTTCCTAACTCTGATAGAGTTATCTTTTTGGCCTCTGTTTCTAAGTTTTGATTTAAGACTTCCATAGATTGTTTTTGAGCTTTTTCTACATAATTTTTTAATTGAGTTAATGAAGTGAATTTCAATAAAATCACCTAATTCATTTTTTTATCTAATACTTTATCTACATTATCTGCTAATTGTTTATTTGATTCCATTCTTAAAGCTAAATCTGTTTCCATACGAACTGTCGCTATTATTTCATTTAATATACATGTCATATGATAAAATACACATTCTAGCTCATATGAAAGGTCCATTGTTTTAAGCTCTTCTAAAGATAAATTTAATTCTATATTTGTAAGTTGTGAAAATAAAAAACCTAATATTTCATCTTCATTTCTTCCATCTGCAAAATCCTTTAAAGTTTGTCTTTTAAGGGTTTCACTAGGATTCTTAATAATTATCTTTTGTTCGCTACCTTCTTCATCTCTGTAAGGTATTACGGCTCTTATTTCTTTCTTTAATAAACTTTGAACTTTAATTTTTTCCATATTTTTTCTCTCCTTTACATTAAAAAAAGAAGTAGGATTTAACCTACTTCTCTTATCTCTTTTTCTAATATAGCTTTTAATCTCGCCATTTTTTCATATTCTTCATAAAGATTACCTATATGAAATTGAGATGCTCCATATGTCATGTCTTCTGTTATAATGCTTATTGAAACACCAATTAATTTTCCTAAACAAATCCCATCAGAATTATATATAGGAATCTTAGTCTTAACATCTCCATTGCCATGTTTTTTGATTTCGATTTTCAAAATGTCTTTAGGTTCTATTTGAATTACTTCCCTATTTTGCATTATGATATACAATTTCTTATCATTTGTATAAATGATTGAATTTTTTTGTCCTTTGCATAAGAGAATCTTTATGTCTTTCTCATTGATGTGATTATCTTTTAATTGTTTTTGAAACACCTCATGGTCTTTCTGTCCTTGTTTTATGGCAATTATAAATAATACTGCAAGTATTCCAAATAACAATAATAAAGCTTTTATCATGAAATCGTCCCCTTTCTAACATCTTTATATTAATTATAACATAAAAACATTAGAAAACAAACAATTATTAAAAATAGATAAAAAAATAAATGCCCTAGCCAATAAAGACTAGGGGTGTTTTACTTCTTTTTAATTTTCAATTTAAAAGTTTATTCTCCGCCACTTGGGTTAGAGGCAGGTACAGTAATATCCATAATTTTATTATTTTCATCTACTAGGATATCTAAGTTTAAAGTAAAGTCTGCAACTTCTGTTGCTGATAAAGTCATATCTGCACTTGGTTGAGCTTTTAATGAATAGAATTTTATATCTTTAACAACTTCTGTTTGTCCTTCTTCTACTATTCTGAATGTACCTTCACCAGTATATCCAACAGAAGGAACATCTCCTGTAACTTCTATTTTTTTATTTGTAGAATCATAAGTACCACCTAATATCATAGCTAAAAAGTCCATACCTATAACTTGTGCTGTCATAGCTAATGTCCCTGTTCTTGTTCCTGAAAAGGCGATACAGTTGTTACCTTTTTTTAAAGCATATAAAGCTTCTGAATCTAATGTTAATTGACATTCATTTAAATAATTTATGTTTATGACCTTAGTTTGGTCACCAGTTTTAGGTGTTAATTTTAAGTCAATTACATCTTTTATAGCGAAATTTTTTTCTGCCATTATTTATGCACTTCCTTTTTTATAAAAATAAAAAACACATCATAAGATGTGTTAATCGCTAATTTTACTATTTTGTATTCTTAATTTACTTCGCCAATCTTTTAAATCTTTACCTATTGCTCCTGCATTTACACAGGTTTCATAATTATATCTTTCAGTAAGAATTTTATATGTATTCTTGACTTGGTAGATTGTCCAAGTTTTTATCCTATTGTAAGAAATATCAGGTAACATATGTACAATTAAATTAAACATATCAATATAATCCATTTCACTTTTAATATTATGTTCTGCCTCATATTTCTTTCTACGTTTTTCAAATTCTTCTATAATTGCAATTTGAGCTTTATTTTTCTTTTCTATCTTAACTTCCGTCATAGTCATTTCTAATACAACTTTACTTAATGTTGAAAAATTATTATCATCTATTACAATGTCTTCGTCTATAATAATTCCTCCAACTTTATCTTTAATGTCTATATTATCTGTACAGTATAATAAACTTAAAGCATCTCTAAGTTTTTTAGTTGTTTTATTTTTTGGATTTAATTCATCAAGTTGTAATAATATTAAAAGAACATTTTTGATAGGCTCTTTAGCTTCTTTTGAGAACAATTCTGCTAAATAAAACGGATAAACAAATTCAGATATAGTAATCCCTTTATCTAACAATTCCAATAAAGTTGGTTGATGAATCCTTCCTAGTTTATGTTTTTCTAAGGGAATATCTTCCCCAAAGAAGTAATAGTACTCCAACAACTATTTTCTCCCTTTTAAATCTATTTGTTCACAAGCTAGAGTCATATAATAACCACTATATTCATAAGGCATATTATATGATTGGGGATTTTGTACTAAATATAATCTTCCAACTCCAGGAATGTTTTTAGAATCTAATAAACAATCTAAGATAACTTCTGTTAAAGCTAAGTCCCTAAGTCCATTTCCACTCTCTCTACAATCGAAATGGCAAGCTACCCCAATTTCAATTTGAAGTGTTTTAATCGCTTGACTTGTATATTGATAAGGAAGTTTATTAGAATGGTTTATATATAATACAATATCTGATTCTGTAAGTAACTTTTCATATCTACGACAATAGAAAACTTGTTTATTGTATAATTGTTTTACTGGATTTTCTACGATTGGCAATTCATCAATATCTTTTATTTTTTCATATTTATAATACATCAATTTTGCAAAATCCTGATTATTCATAAGTTCAGAACCAATTGAATAAATTATCTTATTTGGAAAGCCTATTAATCCTTTCATTTTATCCACCTATTTTAACTATTTTTGTACTTATTGTTTCTTGTGTATCTTTATTTATAGCCAATATCATAATACTATTTCCGTAAAATCTGAAATTAGATGTTGCTGTTATTTCACACTTCTTATCTTCTGATTTAAATGTTACAAATTCATAAGGATTGTCTAATTTTAATTCGACATTTTCTACATCTGTTTGAATAGAGTAAGTTGCAGTTTCTCCTAAGTTTATTATTGATTGCCCAAATATTTCATCTGGGTCTTGAACATCAGTATAACTTTTTTCATTCCATGCCGCATTTTCTTTTAAATCATCTTCGTTTAATAAAGTGGTTTGAAGAACTAAAGCCTTTATAAGCCCGTCTGCTCCTGTGTATCTGCCATTATACTCAAAATCATTAACATGAGTAACACGAAAAACTGTTTTATTAGTTAACATTACTCTATCTCCAATTTCTATCAATCGGCTAACTGGGTTGCTACCAAACCACAAATGTCTTTTGGCATCTGCATAAGATATATATTTACCGTCATTTAAACCGTCTGAATACCATTTGTTATTATCTGCAAGCTGTTTATCTTGCACTCTGGAGATTTCTCTCATTTGAAATTATCTCATTTGCATGTCTATTCATGCCCAGTTTAGAATACATTTTCACCCTCGTCTACGTTAGGCTAGAGTTAATCTTAATTAACTGTGTCGGATACTCTTGGAGATATTATATTCTGCATAGCAGTTTCAATCTCTACTCGTTAAAATGTCAATAGTTGTTAACCTATTGCTTATCTCGGTATTTGCTCTATCTCTTTCAAGACTTAGCATCTCTTCTTAGTTTATTTTTCCTCATATGAGGTTATATTTTTACATTAGTTCAACTGTAACCGATTTTACCCGATTTTCACTAATATGTTTCCATATTAGGCGACATATTCTTATCGTTAAGTTTTCAATTGATAACGGTATTTTATATAATTCATTATGATGTTTATAATTAAGTATTTGGTTACATCTTCTCATTATGAATTTTTTATAAGTATTAATTTCTTTATGTTCTTTAAATGTAACAATAAACCAGGAATTATCATAAAAAACATAGCAACCTACATCAACTTGAGAATCTTTTGTTGTAAGTAATGTTTTTTCATCTAAAGCTTTATCATCGTTTTCAGTAATATCATTAATAGCCATTAATTCAGAACCCATTTCATCCGTTGGAAAATTATTTTCATCCATAGTAGGAACTTGTTCTATAATTGTTCTACGATATTGTGCAGCAGTAGGACTAGTATTTAGATATTTGATAAAGTTTCTTTCCATTTCATTAGCTATCTTCTCTTTGGAGTTTTTTGCTCCTAACATAGTTCTCTTTGCAAAATTCTCAAAATAAGAACTCATTAATAGAACCCCTCAAAATCATCACCATATGAATACTCTATCATTTCTGCTCTAAAATAGTCATCTGCATATTCTTTTAAATTTAACAATTTACTTAACATATTTGCACTAGATAATCTATTATAATCTCCGTCTGTAATAGCTTGTTTCAACTTATCCTCACAGAAAATTTTAGGATTAAGCCAAATGGTTATCATTCCCATTACTAAAATGTTTATTTCTTTTTGACTTAAATCTTCTTGTATATATCCACTAGAATCTTCTGTTGGAGGGACTAGATGTATTCCTTTTTCATAAGTCTTAAACTTTGCTATAGCACCTTTAAGATAAGATAATAGCAAATCCTCAATAAATTGTTCTCCAAACTTTTCATTCATAAAGACCATAATTTCATCATCAATTTGTTTTAAAAAGTTATCATAAATTGTACTTAATTGAGTTGACAAAATTATCACCTTCTTTTAGGTTTTAAACTGCTCCAAATAAGTAAGGATTTTGTAATCTTGTTTCTAAACTTTTTCTTTTTGCATAACTATCAAATTGTTTATTTTTATCTAAGATAACTGCTCTCTCTGCTATTCTATATACTAAGTTATCTGAAAGAGAATTTAAAGTTTTATCAAAGTCATCAACAGATGTTTTATCATCTAAGAAAGATTCTACTCCTTCTACTGATATATCAAATTTAGAATATTCATCTTCTACACCTAAAACTTTCAGAACATCATTTTTATCATAATCATCATATACATCAACGATTGCTATAAAAAATTTTTCTAAAAATGATTTAGACATAGCAGATAATAAATCAAGTGAAACTATTTTTGTTTCGCCTCTCTCATTTATTTCTAATATATCAGAACCTTTTGCATACACAAAATTTCCTTGACTTAAATTTTGAACTTCAACATCTATATTTTTCATATTTTTCTTTATTTCTCTTAGTCTTGTACTTTGAGAAGGTTTTTTTACAGTTTCTTGTTGAGTAACAGTTTCTTCTTTTTTAGTTCTTGTAGCCATTTTAACATCTCCCTTATTCAAAAAATAAAAAGAGAGAACCTAATATGTTATAAATCCTCTCTTTTTTAACTATCCTATATTATATACTCCAAAGTCAGTAGCTTTTACTGCTCCTACATGTACTTTTCTTTGGAATAGGTATTCTAATTCTCTATCTAATCTAGGTAATATAGAACTATCAGTAGTAACATATCCTGGACCTTCAAATCCTACGAATATCGGCTTAACATTAGCAGGTACTACGAATAATTTATCATTACTTAAACCAAAACCAGTTTTCTTATTAAAAGTATTTTTTAAGTCTACACATCTATATCCTTCAAATGCTTTTAAATAACCATAATTTCTTCTATCTAATCCATCTATTTCTAATGATTCTATTCCTGGTATTTTACTTAATGCCATTTTAGTACCATATATAGTTATATCTCCATGTCCTAATCCTGCAACTTTTTCACATAATTCAGATAAAGCATCTCTAGTTACAGTACCATTAGCTTGTAATATTGCTGGAGCTGCACTATAAGCACCTATGAAAGCACTATTTATTCTTTTTACTAATTCATGTTCCATAGATTTAGCAACTTTGTCTATCATAGCTTGGAAATTTATTCTTCCTGCCATCCATTTAGACCATTGTTCATATATTTTAACACCTAGAGGATAAGCAGTCATAGGAACTTTTCTTCCCATTAATCTTTGTCTTCTAAAGTTGTTATTATCGTCTGCTACTACTGCAACATCAAATAATTTATCATCGTCTACTTCCCATTCAATTGTGTCCCCATATTTAAGGTCTCTGTATTCACAGAATGGTGCAAATGTTTCTCTTAATAATTCAGAAGTAGTTATTGTTAATGATTCAGATAATATTTGGAATACTTCTACATAATTTTTAGAGAATGCCCATTCGTCCCAAGTTCCTCCTACTTTTTCTAATATTTTTTCTCTTAATCTATCTTCGGCTTCTTGAGTACTAGAAAATTCAGCTTTATCTACTGTTCCATTATAGATGTCTCTAGCTAATTTTTCCATATCTGTATATTTTACTATTGCCATTGGTTTTCCTCCTTTAATTTAATTAAAAATAGCAGTCAAAAGACTGCTTTATCTTATAAGAAATCTATTAATATTGAATCTTGTCTGTCGAATAAATCAACATCTATTTCTGCAACTATTCCTATTGCATCTTCTAATCCTTCTGCTTTTGCATATTTACCTAAATTAACTGTATCAGGTTTTACATAGTCTCCAACTGCTAATCCCTCTGGGAAGAATTTTTTAGCTATTGTGTATTCATCAAAGTTATCAACTGGTAATACTCTTCCTGGGTATCCTTTTTCTAAACAGTAATCAGAATCATCTAATCTTTCGTCATACATTAATGTAGAACAGTCAACTATTGCTATTCTATCTCCAGCAGCATATTGTCCAATTTTATAACATTCTCTTTCACCTTTTGCATAGCCTTTTATTCCAACTATCATACCATTTTCTAATGGAGTGTTTTCTTCATGTAAAGCACTTAATGGTTTTGGATAAGGCACTCTATCTTTTCTTAATAATGCATATTTTCCCATGTATCTTTCCTCCTAATCTAAAATATCTCCGTATGGTCTTTTTCTTACAGGCTCATCTGTATGGTCTGCAACTTTTACACTTTTTGGCTCTGAACTTTTTTGTTTAGCTCTATTTTCTATAGCTTTTTTACCTTCTAAAGCAAATAATTCTTTTTCAAATAAATTCATTTCTAATTCTCCAGATAAAACTTTTTCTTTTAATTCTTTGATTTCATCTTCTTCTAAAGAGAATTTTTCTAACATATTTGCAACATTTTCTTTAAGTTTTTCATTATTTACTTCTTTTTCAAAAGCCTTAAGTCTTTCCAACTCGGAATTTAATTCTGATAATTTATTATCTTTTTCTTCTGTATCTTTTGAGAATTCTACTATTTTTTCATCTAATTCTTTTATTTTTTCATCCTTTTCAGATGCAGAAGTTTCTAATGTTTTGATTGACTCGTTTAATTCATTTATTTTTTCAAAAGCAACTTTTTCTAACTCATTTTCAAAAGGTTTTTCTAATGAGAAATTAACTTGAGATTCTCCCTCATTCATTTCTCTCCATTCTCTTATATAAGCTTTTTTATTATCAAAATCTAAAACAATTTTGTCTCCATCTAATGAATAAGGAACACCAAAACAAGAATAGTTAGATGCACTTTCAACAACAACGACATTTTCTCCAGGAATTATATCTCTGTAATAAAATTCTCTTTGTTGGTATGTTTCTCCCCAATAGTTAGTTTGTTCAACTGTTCTATTAGCAAGGGCATCATATATTTGGTCTTGAAAGTTTTGAACTGATAAGCCAAACATTTCTATTGTTTTTTTATTTTCAGGCAACTTAATACCCTCCTTTTCTTTATTTAATTCATTGCAAATTAACTGTAATTCTTTTTTGTAAAACTCTAAATTACCTTTAGCATAAGTTGTTATTGTAGCACCTTCTATTCCTGGTTCTACATCATCTCCAAGAATAGTAATTCCTTGGAATATAAAAGAAGTAATATCTCCTTCGTCATTCTTTTCCTGAATAATGATTTCCATACTTACACTTTTTTCTTGAGCTTCTAATAGTAAATCTAATCCCTCATTTGCATAAGCTTTCCAAATTTTTCCCGTTGCACACAAATAAGTTTTTTCAGTTTCTTCATCTGTTTCATAAGTTATTTCTGTACTTTCAGGAATTACTCCAATTGCTCTTTCTTCATAAAAAGTTCTTACTTCTAATCCTTCAGAGGTTCTTGACAGTTTTAGATATATTTTATGTCCTCCAAAATCAATAGCCTCGTCATCTTCGTCTCTTTCTATGTATCCAACTATTGGAATATTTTTTAAACTTTCTTTAGCATTTTCAATTGCATCTTCGGTAATATTAAGACCCTTGCTATTTTCCCCAGCATGGACAATTTGAAGTTTTACATTTTGGAATCTTGAATCTTCATCTTCATTTGAGAAAAAAGTTAATTTACAATTTATATTTTTTGTTTCCAAATAGCACCCTCCTTTCTTCGGAGTTTATCTATTTAATATTTAATAGCACTTCCTTTATTTCCTCGTTTGACACTCCTATGAGAATATAAAGATATACTATTAAAAAGAAAATATTTACTAATGGTGTGAATATAATTAAACCTACTGTCAATAGAGTTGCACATATGTTAGATTTGCTTTTCATCGGTATTTCATTTTCACTAGCAACATATCCTATTTTTAAACAAGTTGCAATCACACTTATTGTTGTTAGAATGCATATCATTGCATATAATTTTCCCATATCATTCTCCTATACAAACATAACATCTGTAAATAAAAATTTAGTTTTATCAGATAATTTAGAAATCTTGTTTTTATCGTTTTCATAATAATAAAAAATATCATTATCTATTTTTTCAGATGTTATGTACTTAAAATTATAAAAATCTAATTCACTTTTATCTCTTTTGTTTAATGCTACTATAAATTTCATCCAATCTCACCTATTTTCCATTCTTTTCAGAATTAGATTCTCCTGTATCTGATTTAGAAGGTCTACCTCCTTCATCTACTTTTGCAGAACTTGGAGTCTTATCACTCGAATCTTGATTTGAATCTGTACCACTTGTTTGATATGCACTTTCTAATGGTTTCATATCTTCGGCAACTTTTTCTAATTCTTCTATTTTAAGTGTATTCATAGCTCTAAGAGGAGTAAATCCCATTGTTGCAAAATATTTCCATTTAGAACCATATATAGTTAAACCATCTTTTTCGTCCTTAGCTAATTGTCTCCAGTTATGTTCAGTTGTTTTTACAAACTCTACCATCCAATTTCTAGTTTTTGAACTAGTTCTAAGTTCATCATTTATCCAATTTTCTATTGATTTTTGAATAAATAATGGTAATAACACATCTACAGTTTCTCCATAACTTACTGCCTCTGTATTAGTTGAATTTCCATTAAATATATCATTATTGATTCCTGCTGCATCATAAATAGTTTCTTTTACTTTATTAACATATTCAAGAGTTTTAGTTTGTGAGTCACCTAATGTTATTTTTTCTAAAGACATAGGAGTAGTAATTGCTCCACAACCTGTATTATTTAAGACTTTCTTTAAAGCTTCATGGAATTTTTGTAAAGTCTTTTTATCTAATTTCATTCTACCTTTTTCATCGGTTTCTGCTTTTTGATATATTAAAATAAAGTTTTCTAATACTGCATTATTGTTTCGTAAATCTTCTAAATCTTCTAATGACATTAAGTTGTCAAATAAACTTGCAAAATAAGGAACTCCTTTTGTTCCCCAAACTTCTAATGAAAACGCAACTGCTTTATTATAATTACTTAAATCATACCAACCATTATCAAAATTTTCATCATCAATTAATTGTCCATTAGTATATTTAATATATAGTTCCATAATTTCTTGAGGAAAATAAGCTAACTCTGTTGGAGATATGGCTGCTAAATTTATTTTATATCTTGAAACCATATTCCCAGTTTTGCTGCATATTTTACATAATTTATTAGGAATTTGTTGATATATAACACTATATCTATCCTTAATTATAAATAAAAAGATTTCTCCACAATCTAATATCTTTTCGGTAATCCATTTAGAATTATACTTTAAATTATATTTTTCTAATTCAGTAGCAGCCTTATATCTTGCCTCCCAAATATCTTCTTTTGTTTTATATTTACTTATATCTCTTGGAATTAAAAAATGGTCATATGTAAGAATTTTAGATTTGTAATCTGTGAATTGTCTAACCATACCATTAGTATATTTAAATATTTCGGCTGCATCTTGCAATATTTCAATACTAGCAGTATTTGTTGGATTGGCTAAAGCTGTTCTTAATTGCTTTTTAGATATTTTTCTTCTTCTTGCTATTGAATCATATGTTGAGCCTATATATCCAACATTATTGTATACATAATTCGCAAAGGATTCGAATTCCTGTTTTTCAAAAGTAACTATATCACTTTCTGATTCGTTGATTTTCTTCTCTAAATCCAACTGATACACCTCCTATGTTAAGAATACAAATGTATCATCATCTGTGGTACTATTTGCATTTTCTTCTTCTTCTAGGTAGTCTGCTAAGAAATTAGCATATCCAAGGCTAGAATATCTATCTTTTCTAGCTCTACCTCTTTCTTTTATCTTGATGTATTTACCACCTTCAATACTATGGTCTAAATTTATAAGCTCATTAACTAAAGCTGTTGTTTGTAAAAATGGAGACATATATTTAGCCTCTAATTCTGCTCTTAAATTAATATCTGTTATATCTCCTATCTTATCTTCAAATATCATTTCCTTTGCATCCAAGTGGTTTAAAGGCAATTCTATTGTTCTATTCATGAGATTTTCTCTTAAACTCATAGCTACTTTGTGGTTTATTTCAGGATTAGGTTTCAATGAATATACAACAGGAAGAGAATTTCTTGCCGCAAATTCATCTACTGTATTGTCTTTATTAAAGCAAGTAAAACCTTCATACCAAATATCTCTTTCACTATCATAATTACTTTTTTGTAAATAGCTCCATACGGTTAAACCTAAACCTTGTGTATCTATTATCATATAATCTGCATCAAAATCATTAAATAATTGTTTTAATCTTATAGCTTGTGTTTCAGCTTCCATACCATTATAACTTTCTATATTTACAACAATTCTTCTGAATTTGCCATCAGAAGGAATTAATCTCATACATGTATATACAGAGTTGTCATTTACAGAACCTTTTGATAAAGCTATATCGGCAGATATTATTCTTATTTCTCCATTTAATTTTCTTAAATATCCTCTCTTATCTCTTTTCTTTTTCTTCTTGTCTTCCATATATTCGATTGGAGTTGGAGGATAAAACATACTCTCTTGAGTTCTACAGTTATTGACAAATGAAGATTTAAAGAAAGCATCTTCTGATTCTCCATAGAATAGTCCACAATATTCCATAGCAAAACTAGCTTCTGTCATACTTTCTTTTTTCATTTCTCTTATTATTTTTTTCTTAGTTAATAATCCATGGTCTAAGCTACAAGTAAAAGGAATTGAACACATAAAGGCATCTTCCCCTCTTACCATAGCTTTTAATACTTCCATACATTTAGCGTAGCTCCAATGTCCTTTATCATATTGTTATTACCCAATGGCTTTTTATCCATTGCTCTGGAAGTTTCCCTCATTTGAAATTATCTCATCAGTTGGTCATTTCCAACTCAGATTGGCATATATTACTACTCTCTATTATTTAGCATGATGAGTATCAAACACTCTTGGTAACTTATTCTATTTATAGTTTCAGTTACTATGCTCTAAGATGTTAATAGCTCTTTAATTCTATTAATTATCTTGGTATCACCTCTATCTAAACTAGACTTAGGCTTTCTTACCAGTCTATTCCTCCTATCTCTAGGTTATATTTTTATGTGCTTTCGACTATGACCAATATTGTTTGATTACGGCTATAAGTACTCATGCTTTACTTATAGCTAGGCAAAAGTTTACCATCCAGAACTTAAATATCATATAATGTTATCCCAAAGGCTTTTTATCCTTTAGTTCTCATAGTTTCCTATGAGGTCGGCATACATCTTTATTCTCTATAAATATGCACAATGAATATCGACCACTCGTGGCAATTTTTTATTCTGTAAAACAGTTTCAATTGCTATGCTCTACGATGTTAATAGTTTTTTAATTCTATTAATTATCTCGGAGTTGCCACTATCCATTTAGGACTTAGGTTTTCTTCTTAGTTTATCCCTCCTATATAATAGGTTACATTTTTATGTACTTTCAACTACATCCGATTTTGGTCGATTTTACTTACGAGCACTTGTGCTTTACTTCGTAAGGAGACATATTTTCTATCTCTTTATTCTCTTCGATATATTTCTTCTTTAACATTGGATTATTTGCATATTGAGGAAGACTTAAAAAACCTGGTTGTCTTGGATTTGTTAAGAAAGGTAATAAAACATCATCTAATATTTTTTGGTCTACCATTCTGTATTCATCTACAATCAAGATGTTGGCACGTTCCAATTTTTATTATCCTATAAGCTCTTTATCTTATAGTTCTCACAAATTTCTTCATGAGATTAGAGTACATTTTCATTCTCTAATAATTTCATTCTCAATGAATGTTGAGGGCTCATGGAAAGATTATTGCTCTCATATTATCACTCACTTTCTACTCGTTACGGACAGCATTAGATATTACTGCCCTCGGTATCAACTCTATCCATTTAGGACTTAGCCTTTCTTACCAGTCCATTCCTCCTTACATAAGGTTACATTTTTATGTACTTTCAACTACGACCGATACACCTCAATGCTAACAATATGCACTTGAGAATTTACATATTGCTGGGCGAAATTCACCTCTGGCATCTTGATTAGCTACAATAGCTTCTATCCTACTTCCATTCCAAAATGTAATAGAAACCTCTTTACTATTGATTTGAATATCTTTAATTTCTTTTTGTAGAGCCTCTGATGTTTTATATAATTCTCCAATTATCTTATCTGTAATTATCTTTTGAGCTTGTTTTTTTCTTTTAGCTGCAACGATTATCTTTGTTCCTGGTTTTAAAGTGCAAATTAAAACTGAAAAAACTGAAATTAGCCACGTCTTCAATTTGTTACCCTAAAGGCTTTTTATCCTCTAGCTCTCATGGTTTCCCATGACGTTCAGCACAACTTTCTATTCTCTTAACTACACCTAATGAATATCGGAAACTCTTGGAAGGATTATTGCTCTCATATTATCGCTCACCTTCTGTGCGTTACAAATGACATTAGATATTGTCACTCTCGGTATTACCACTATCTAAACTAGACTTAGGCTTTCTTACCAGTTTATCCCTCCTCATATGAGGTTATATTTTTATGTGCTTTCAACTGTGACCGATATATCCCGATTACGGTAGTATACACTTAGGCTTTATATACTACTAGGCAAGAATTTTTCAAATTTTCTTTGTAAATACATTAAGTCATCGCCTTCATACAAATAATCAAACCAAGTTTTTATATTTGGATAACCACACCAATCACATACATAGGACTTTCCTGCCCTTTGAGATATAGTTGTTTCACTTAATCCCAATTCTTTATGAACAATTTTTTGAATACCAGTTAAAAAATCTTTTGTTCCGACAAACGAAACAGAAGACTTCTTAAGTTCTTTATTGTTATATATACATCCATCTCCATCAAAATATCCTCTGATAAAATGAGATATAAATTCACTTGAAACTTGTTCTTCTGTAGGAAATTTTAATATAAGTGATTTTCTAGGAACACATCCTAATTTAATTAAATCTTTACATATTTGGTCATTACATATCGTTATTCTACAAGCATGATATTTTTCTTTTATTGTCTTATCTTTTATTGGAGCATTTGACTTTAAACACATTTTAAATTTTTCTAAATGAGTTTTATCTTCTGAATTTAAACTTATTTCTAAAATGTGTTTATTTCTTTGTTCTAGCACACATCCATCTGCATATAAGAAACCCAACCGATATGCCTTATTTGGAGTATTGATTTCTGAAAAATAATTTTCATCAACATTATATTTGTTTGAATCAAAAATTAAATTTTCATAATCGGCATATCTATTTATATCTCTAATAGAACAACCAATTTCTAAAGAAATTTCTTTTGTTGTTTTAGTTTTATAATTACTTAAAATATATTTTTCTTGTTCTTTAGTAAGACAAACACTTCTACACCCTTTAGTTAAAGAATTGTTGCTCGCAAAATTCTGAACTCTTGAAAATGGAATATCTAATTGTTTGGCTATCTCTTTTGTATCCATATTTCTATAATTTTCTTTTATAAACTTTTTTTGATTTTCTGTTAATCTTGGCATATTCCTCCTCCTGCATTTTAGGTAGAAAATTTCTATCTATCCACCTAGCCCCCTAGTACATGACATTAAAAATTGGTCGCTTTTAAACATAAAGTATATTAATATCTGTTGGAATATATGAAGTGGAAATTCAAAATAATCCAAAGCGAATCTATGAGGGTTAGCTAAATAAAATCCACCCCAATATTCACCTATTCCTTCTAATAGATTTTCAGACGAATCATTAGATGTCAATTCTCTATCTTCATATTTAGTCCTCATTTACATCACTCGCTTTTTCTAATTCTTCTTCAAATTCTTTACTTAATTCAATGGCAGTATCTCCATCTTCAATTGTATATTCCCCTGTAGCAAGTCCTAAGAACTTGGCTAAAGGTTTTATAAGATATTTAGTTATATACTTTCCAATTCCATCTATGTCTTCATACTCTTCTAATTTTACTAGGATTGGCTTCGTTCTTTCATAAATTTGCATTTTAGTACCAAAAGTTTCTCCTGCCGTTTCTCCAACTTTTTTCTTTTGATTTGGTTTTACATCGGCATCTTGCATTTTAGAAGAAACTAATTTAGACATTTTTTCAAAGGTAGCCATATCTCCATTGATTCTAGCTTTCTGACCTTCTAATTCAATCACACACAGTTCCTTAAATAGTTTCTTTGTAGTAAGTTCTCTTGGAGCATAGAACTCGTCATACTCTTTATACGCCCTTTCTAGTATACGATATTCGTCATCCGTATACCCTTTGCCCCATTTAATTCTAATTGAATAGGTGATTGGAAATTCATCCTCTGCCCCTAATTCATCTAAAATCTTTATTTCAAATAAACTATCTAAAGAAGTCTTTCCTTTATATTTTCTATGATTAGAACCCATCTTTCTCATGTAAACAACCATAAGAGGCTCACTACCACCCCTCAACGGCTTTGCTAGTTCTTCATCATAATAAATATCAAAGTTCATGCAAAAGTGTCTTAAAGCCAGTAATTCATTCCCTTTATATAAACCTTCTAAAACTTTATATCTTTCAAGAAGGCAATCTTTACATATTGGAATCTTTTCATCTTCATATAAGGCACTATATGTACTGTAAAAATGTCTTTGCATTTCTTTTTCTTCTTTACAATCATTGCATTTTAATTTTGGTTTTTCTGCTCTTTTCTTCTTCAATTGTTTCTCACCTCTAAAAAAATAGACTGCCCAGAAGGGGCAGCCTTGATAGGGAGATTGATATGATTAGTTCTACTTTAGGAACTGGACTATCTTTTTAATTTTAAATAAAAGATTTCTTTTTATAGTCATGTTTGAGAGATATAGGACATCTCATACACTACCTATAAGGGAAGCCCATACCCATTACTGCTACTTTATTGTAAAGTTACACAGCTACTTTTATTTTTAAAGGATTACTTAATCCTTTTAATGGTATTTTTATTCCTATTTTTTTATTTTGTTCATATAATCTTAAGATATTAAACGCTCCAACACTATCCGCATTAAATACTTTAAGATTATCCATATATAATCCCCTTTCTATCCTTTTGTTTTTAGTCGCATATTTTTCGTTAACTTGAGGAGCAAATGGACTTACTTGAGAACTATAGCTTTCTTTTATTTTAATAAATTCAATTCCTTCCCTTAATAATTTATAAAAAAGCAATTCATATAATTTATCATAAGGTAAAGAATGTAACTTTTGGTTATTTTTCTTTCCTAACTTTGCATTTATTCTAATTCCTTTTATATCCCCTATAACAACTTTATTTATATTGTTTTTTATGCAATATTTAACAATCTCTTTAGTTGCACAATGGAAATAATGATTTAATTGCAATTGTTTCTTTTTATATAAATTATTTATTCTTTTTGTAGAAGACACATATTTTTCTCCATTTGCCAATTGCTGCTTACTAGTTATTTTTTGAAAATGACTTATTTTCTTATTGAAATAATGACTTATTTCTAAATACTTAGAACCACTAATAATAAAACTTTTGCCTTTATTATCATAACAAGTAAAGAGATTTGAAATTCCTATATCGATGGATAAATAATTCCCATTATCTGCTTTAATAGGAGTATCTTCTATTTCATAAACAACATTTATTTCATATTTTCTATTTTCAATAGGTTTAAATTCGATTGTTTTAATATTCCCTTTGATTGTTGAAAAGTTTTTTATTTTCAAACATAAATATTTAGAATCAAAGGAATATTTATTTTTTAAATATTCTTTTTGCTGTTTAGAAATAGAAAAATTAATAGTATCAGGAAGAACCCTTTTAAAACCATTATTGAGGTAAGTAAAATTAAATAAATTCTCTTTAAATCTCGGAGGTTTAGGATTTTTAATTCCTTTTGATTTATTTAATGCGAAAAAGCTTTTCCAAGATTTTTGTAATCTATTTAATACATCTTGAGATGTTTGAGAAGGTAAATTTTTATACCAAAAATTATCTTTTAATCTTCTCTTTTGCTCATACCAATTAGGGAAATTGGAAAACCCTAATTCTTTATAATTTCTTTTTTCATAGTTTGCTATATTCCATAATTTAGCAGAGGAAAAAGCCATTGAATTTAAAATATTAAATTCTAATTCTGTTGGGTTATATATAATTTTTCTTGTTAATAACATAATGCCCCTCCTTTCTCTTCTTTTTATTCTATTAAAAAATATCCTCCTAAAGAATTAAAGGAGGATATAAATTAATTAGTCTATTTCAGGATTCTCAAAATTATATACATCATGTGTATAAAATCCTTTTTTCTTAGCTTCTTTATATCCAAAGAATTTTAGACATGTTTCTGATTCTCTTAATTCTTTTCTTGTAAGTTTAGTTTTCTCTAACACTATGCTATCTAACTCTCTTGATAGTTGTTTATCTGCTTTTATTATTGATTCCATTTCTTCTAAGTATCCAGTCAATCCAAGTCCTTGATATCCTGTTCCATGTATTGCAATTTGAGAAAATCTAGTACCTGTTCTTATGTCACATGATAAAAATAAATAAACTGCCATGCTTGCACATTGTCCTATTATATGTCCAATTACAGGAGCTTCTAATTCTTCCATTATACTAAGTATTGCACATCCTGCATTTACACTTCCTCCTGGAGAATTAAAGTAAATTTCAACAGGTTCTAAAGATTCTTTATATTTATCTGTTTTTTCCATATTTCTAACAACTATTTCTTCATCTTCATCTATAATATCTCTAAGCGATTTGATGATTTCAATTGCCATTTTATTATCTATTACTCCATATATTTCTAATCTTCTGTTAACTTTGTCTTTTATTTTATCTTTATTGCAATCACTCATATAAATGCCTCCAATCTTAGTATTCTGTATCTACTGTTATTGATACATTTATTTTTTCTTTATCAATGTAATTTTTTAATATTTCTTTTATTTCATGAACATCCATATCATTTTTTGTATCTATTGTTAATTTTAAATCTTCTTCTTTTTCTAATTTGTCTAAGACTTCATCTAATCCATAGACATTTTCTCCTACTTTTGTTTTTTCTACAACAATTAGTTCTCCATTTTCTTCTCTAATTGTTGCATCTTTAATTGTTAATTTTGATACTTTTTTCATAACATCATTTCTCCCTATTTTTATTTGGTAGCAGAAAAAGGATTCGAACCTTTAGTTTTGGATAATGAGTCCAATGTGTTACCATTACACTATTCTGCGATAATATCTTTATAAAAAAAGAGAAGGAGTTACCAGTTCCTTCTCTTGTATAACAGCAATTTTTTAGATAATACTATTTACTTATTTAGCAACTTCAACTCAACTAAATAAGCGAATGGCGACCTACAAGGGAATCGAACCCTTATCTTTGGATAGACAGTCCAACATAATAACCTTTATACGAGTAAGCCATAACTGGGATTGAACTGGAAACAGTTGGATTCGAACCAACACCCTCTTCTTGACCTATAAGATTTAATTTCTTCTTTTAAATATATTGCTGTATGTGTCCCATAATCCCACTAGACACATAATTATTTGTGCTACCATTACACTATGTTTCCATATTCGAGAGAGGAAATTATTCCTCTCTGTTTGTATATCTTGGAGGTTTTAAAATGATGAATAATAATTACAATACACTTATTTATATTTTCAAAATGTTTTGTGGTTGAAAAATTAAATTAATATTGCTGTATGTGTATTTATATTATACAGTTATGCAAGAATATCTTTCTTGATTTACTGCTTCCATCATTAATTCATACCCTGTTTTACCTGTTAATATTATTTCAAATATAGATGGTGAAAATCCACTTACATATGAAATTCTTCCACTTCCTAGCATTGGAATATTATTTTGTCTTGCATTGACATTCCAATATATTAAATGTGGCATTTCATATCCATGTGATTGCCATTTTTTAGCTATTGATTCCATTAATGTTTCATGTGAGCTATATTTTTGTTCACTTCTGCTACTTCTCCAGCTCCAACGATTGAATTCATCAACTCCATTGTCAAATTCCATATCTGAAATTATAGCAATATTTTGTGGCAAATCTTCTTGAGATAAATTATTTTTTAATGCAGTATTTAATACTAAATCAAATACAGATTCAATATTTGTATTTTCACATAAATTAGTATCGTATATTCTTCTAACTTTATCTACAAAGTCAATTCCTTCAACTTCTACTAATCTAGCCTTTCTACTAAAACTTATGTAATGGTCTTTAAATGGACCTTTATTTCTTTCTGCACAATAAATTCCAAGTGAAATTGCTACATTTATTGGAGTCCCCCACATAGAACCTGATGTATCTACAACAGGTAATAAACTACAAGATTTTCCATTGAAATAATCTTTTAAATTACTCCAATATTTATTTACAACATTTCTTTCAGTAGTTGAAGTTGAGAAACTATGTCTTATTCTAATAGCTTTTTCCACAACTTCATAAGGATATAATGTAGCTGCATTTACAGTAGTCTTATCACTATACATAAAAGCTCTATATCTTTCTTCACAATGTCTTTCAAAAGCTTTTCTATATTTAAGTCCTGCTTTACTTGGAAGTTTATCAAATTCTATTTCATACCAATTATTAGAACTCATTTGTGTTTCAACTAATCTTATATGATTTCTTAATTTCACTAATGTTTTTCTATATTTTTTAGCATTCATACCTAATTTTTTAGCAAAATATTTAGCTTTAAGCTTAGTATCAACACTACTTGCTCCAAGTGAAGGCATCCGCTTAGCTAATAAAGATATTGGTTTATTATCACTCATATCTTTAAGGTCTGTTTCTAATTGATTTTTAACAATAGATAAAACTTCTTTTTCGAACTTAGAACCTTTATATCCTAATTCTAATAAATCGTCCCATCTCCCAAACTCTGCAAAATAAATTAAATTCTTTTTTAATGCTTTAGAATTATTTTTTTCTAACCATTTTGTTATAACTCTAAATAATCTTCTTTCGCCTTGTCCTCCTCTGACATCTCTAAAATAAAATAATAATTTCATTGATATTAAAGGATTTTCTTTATATGCTTTTTTAAATTGTAAAATTACATCTTCTTCACTACGATTTCTCATAGCTCCCCCAAAAGCGAAAAAATCTAAACAATTACTAAAAGTAGTAACATGAGTAGTAGCTCCGTTTTCAGTTAAAGTATAATTTTCTTCTTCTTTTAAATTTCTTAAAAGTTTATTCATATCATCTCTCCAATCAAGATACCTTTGTGTTTCCCTTTTGCTGATTGTATCTTTATATTATTTTTATGGCAGACTAAAATGGATTTGAACCATTATCTTCAAGATTCGGAGTCTCGATGTTTTACTTAAACCATTAGCCTATGTAAGCAGGAGGTAACAGATTTGAACTGTTATTTTAGGATTCAAAGTCCTATGTCCTTACCATTGAACGAACCTCCGAAAAATTTTTCTAGCTAGAACATAATTAAAATTAATTAGATTAAAATTCATTATACTTGGTTAACTCCCCGATTTCTTTTAGTTGTGTATCAGGGGAAAACAACAAGTAATTACTATATTAATTTAATAGGATATTATATTCCCGACCTTTTTATTAATCGCTATCGGGTGTGCGATTTATTTTGTTTGCAAACAGTTTTACGTAGTCCCGCATAACTTCCTACGTCCTTGATAGATTGTAAAGTATAATTCCATCTTCTTATTACTTTACAAACGGGTATTATTTTGGACTCAATCGGAATCGAACCAATAACTTCATGCCTGATATTTTGCCAATTAAACTATAAGTCCATATAATGACCTATGGGGGAATTGAACCCCCGCCCTCACCGTGAAAGGATGATGTCTTAGCCACTTGACTAATAGGTCATGCTTGGTCTAAGTAGAGGGACTCGAACCCCCAGTCTCCACATCCCAAATGTGGCGGTCTACCAAATTAACCTATACCTAGATAGTAGAGTCTAGTATCGAAATACTAGGCTCAATCATCACAATAATTTTTAATCAAGACTCTATTTAATACTCGTTTTTAACAGAAACGTAATTAATAAATTGCTGTATGTGCATTTAATTATATTAACTTTAAGAAGGTACTTATCAAGACACTAGACATTATAAATATGAACTTCTTAAAATTGTTCAATTTATTTTGAGGATTTGAACCTCTAAAGTACTTGTTTATTGACTTATTTACCTATTTGAATTAATTGCTGTAAGTGTCTTTTGAATGTATATTTTTAGAACAGGACGGGAAGTAGGAGTCGAACCTACAACCTACGGCTTAAATGGCAAATTAAAATGCTGTTAGTGTATCCCTTCTATACACATATTACGTTGCTCTACCCGTTGAGCTAGTCCCGTCATAATGTTGCCGAAGAATAGATTTGAACTATTATCCTATAGCTTCCCTGTTTGAAATTGCTGCTTATGTATTTATCAATACATCTATTTATTGGCTATTGCTCCAACCATTTGAGCTACTTCGGCATATTCTAGGGTAGAATTCCTCTACCCCATTTTTTAAACAAACAAAGAAAGAAACAGTAATAACTTTGAGGTCTGTAGGATTTGAACCTACTGAAACCTTCGACCTCACATTGCTAGGGAAATTAATCCCTAGCATTCAAAAAGGGGAACAAAGAAATCAAACAATGCACTATTTACATTCTTGCCAGCCATGTGGCATTTTTCAAAATCCAATTTGTTTTATTTTCTTTTCTTTTCTTGTATATGTAATAATTGCTGTGAGTGCATTTACCCCTTATATTTCTTTAGTTAATCTTTCTTTTGTACTCTTAGTGAATTTTATATAAGGTACTATTTTATCAGGTGTTTCATATTCATAACAACCTATTTGATTATCTATTTTACCTGCTCTACCTTTTCTTTCTTTAGTACCTATTTTTATACCACAAATTATTACTTCATCTCTATTTTCGATTACTCTATTTAATAATCTTTCTAATCCGTCTACTACCTCTGCTGCTCTAACTTGTGTTATATCTAGTTCACTAGCTATTTCTTTTAACATATCTTTTTTTGTCATATTCATTTCTCCTATCATTAAAATTTTTTAGAACTTCATTTTGGTAAGGAAAATACCGTCTTTTATCGTTCTTACATTTTTAATAAGGAGTTTTACTACCTTTTAACAATGTTGCTTTGCACTATGTTTTTTATGTCTTTCCTCTGTCTCGCATTTTTTACACTTCGGTCTATATCTATCTTTGTTTTTTGAAAAGTGATGTATTAGCTTAGTTTCTCCACATTTAGAGCATTTTTTCCATGTTCCTTTTACAACATAAGTGTAATACCGTTCTCGGTACTCCTCCCAATATTTCTTCTCTATTACCTTACAAATACTATTTATTGTTATGTTAACCAATTGTTGTTTCATATGTAAGATTTCTATTATCTGATAAGGTTTTACATTTCTTCTGTATAGATTTAAAACATTCTGTTGATTCTTTGTAAAAGTACACCTACTAAGTACATCTTCAAAATCCATCATGACACAAACCATATCTGTATCATCTATTCCTTCATACTTCATTCTAAGTAAGCTTCTTATCTCTTTTTCTGTCGGAATATCAATTTCTTTAAACATCTGTGAACCAGTTGGGACTAAAGGACTTTTAAATGTTATTGGTCTTTCTAGCAATAATTTACCATTATTTAAATCGTCTTTAACTCCATGAACTAGATAACTAAGTTCCATAGTTCCGTTTCCACTTTTCATTTTATTAATTAAGTGAACATATAAATCATAATAGTTTCTCAAAACTTCGTGTTTTTCAATATCTTTCTTTTCAAACACAACATCTTTTACTTTATTATAATTTTGTTCTACTGCTTGGAATATTGGAAAAGCTTCTCCATTATAAGTTTCTTTATTATTTATATAAGGAACTCCTCCATTTCCTATCGCTAATTGATTCATAACTTTTTCTTCTTTGCAAGCTCTTCTAAACAGCTCTTTACTATTATAGATTTTATACTTTAATTCTTTCTTTTGTTGAACCTCTCCGTCTATTATGTGTTCCTTAGAATTAAGAATATAAGTACCTAACCTCTCTAAATAGATTGCTACATTAGAAGTTGAATATAAGCTATCCTCTTTTGATAAGTGAATTTTTATTTTCTGTCTTTCTTCTGTATCAAAAAGTTCCTCAAAGAATTCGTCATAAAACTCTTTTCCATTTATCTCATAAGTGCCTAACATATCTTTCACATATTTAACTCTATTGTCACTTCTTTGGATTGTATAGTCTAATTCATAATAATCTCTGATTGACTTCCCACACAGTTTTCCATAAAAATTGTTATTATGAAATTCATTCAATCATGTCCTCTTCTCTGTTGCCAACTTTATATCTTTATTATAACAATTTTATTTCAGTATGTCAACTTATTTTTTATTTAGTTGTTTTATTTAATTTTCTGATGTTGTTTAACTTTATACTTACATTATATATATTTAATATTAGTCTGTCAACTACTTTTTTAAATATTTTCTATTTTTTCTTAAATATTCCTGCATAATCTACATCAATAATTTCAAACAAAGGTAAATTGTTATGTATTTTTGAGTCAACTTCAATAAAAGTACTATTTATGATTTTACATTTATATTTTGTTTTTATATAACGCTTCTCAGACTCTCCAGGACTTGCTATGTTTGTGTCTATAATTATATCATAGATAATATCTTCCATTGATATACAACTCTTTAGGCATTGAATTACAAGTTCATATGATTTAATAGTTAAAAATTCTACATTAATTTCTAAATATAATTTGTCATCCATTGAATATACTTTGTAAAAATTTGGAGATGGTATATCAATTCCATTTATACAAATATTCTTTATATCTCGCAAAATAAACATTTCTCTAATATCCATATAAATCTCCTCCTATAATATATTTTCTCTTTTCATACAGTCCAATGAAATTGTTTGAAAATATTTCATTAATTCATTAAGATGTATGGAAATAAGTTCTGATACAATTCCTTTTTCTTTTAATATTTTTAAATATTCTACATTTTCCTCTGCATCCTGAGAGACTATGTTCATAAGGATAACATTATCTTGATTCATTTCAATTACCTTAATAACAGAATCATTCATAAGAGCTGTTCTACATAGTTTTCTAAAATTATGATTTGAATCATTATACCCTTGATTTTTCATATCCTCTATACATTGATTTATTTCATGTTGAAATTCTAATACATGGTTCATATTTAACTCCTTTTGTAATATAAAGCTCTACAATAGACATAGAGCCATTCCATTTTATTTCTTGACTATTTCATTGATGAATGATTTTAATTTGCTTAAAATAGATACAGGGCGATGCCCTGCATGTCATAAGATAAGTGTGAATTATTTTTCTAAGTATTTCACGAACTCTTCTCCATTTGTGCAGAAAGTTTTTATCATAGCCTTCATTAAACTATATGACATTTCAGAATGATTTTGGCTGTCTAATTCTGCACTTGCTTGTTTGAAACTATCTTCTGTATTTTTCTTTAATATTTCTTCTACAAATAAAGTACAACTTAACTCCATTCCTTCATAAAGGTCGCTAGCTCTGATTGGAACTACTTTATCCCACTCTTCCCATTTGTCATGAGAAAGAACTTTATGACCTTCTTCAATCCATTTCTCAATATCTTTAACTCCTTCTAAACTTTTTAGGTACATCTTCTTATTTAAATAATTAGCAACTTCTTCTAATGAATTAAAATATTTCCCACCATTTCTTTCTACCATTAAACCAGTTCTTTTTAAAGATTTCATTTGTCCTTTATCAAATGCTAGTTTAGGAAGGGCTAACTCAGTGAGGCTATGCATTGGATTATCATCTTCTTCTAGCACACAGAATAAAGTTTTATGAGGTCTTTTATTACTATCATCTACTACTTCAGCTATACTATATACTCCTGTCATCAATGGAGTTATAACATATAAACAATAATCACATATTTCTCTTTGTCTTAACTCTTCTTGATAACATTCTTCAGTCCAATCATCTACTACTGGATTGAAGTAATCTATTTTTAACATTGGAATTAATTTTTCTCTCCATTTACTGTTATTACATGTTCCTCCTAAAAATACTTTACTCATTATTATCTCCTTTCATTTATTGAATTTTATATTATATCCAAAAAATGTAGCACCTAATATAGAGGCGCTACAAAAAATGGATATTTTAGCCTTATAGGTAATAATTTTCTATCTCTATTTTTTATTATTTCACGATGAATATCTTGCCCCTTTTTATATACTTTCTTTTAAGGAATACAAAAATATGACTATCGTTTTAGATAAGTTTTTTCTACCTAAAAAGAAACCTCAAAAATTGGTTTGGAACTTTTTTGTAAATTATTTTTCCAACCATTCTTGTAATAGACTTCTCATTCTCTTTGAAGGTATATATATATTAATTTCATTTTCTTCTCTTATAGCACTTCTAAACAACCATTGTATTAATTCAGATAATGCCCATGTCTCTTCATCAATGTTTACGCCCTTTTTTTCTGCAAAAGTTTAAATAAGTTTAACCGTTTCTGTCGTGGTACATAATACATAACAATCAAATCACAAAAAAGTGTATTTTAGATAGGATTTTTCTATTTAAAATGTATTTTAAAATACTGTGCCTAATACCATGTGTCTTTTTAAAATACTGTGCCTAATACCATGTGCTACTTAATCATACAGTATTTTATTATCGCTTTAGCATTTTCTATATTAGTACCCTTCCAAACAACATATGGATTTACGACATAATAATTTTCTTTTTTATCTCCATATCCTATTGTAATATCACATAAAAAGTAATACTTCTTATCGCTCAAAGTAACATAAAATCTTCTTAAATCTTTCTTTAAATTGCTTATAGATTTACTATCGTCACTTAAACCAAGCATTCTGCTTATGTCTGTAAAATGCAATTTGTCTAATAATTCAATTTCTTTTTCTTGAGGATTTTTGCACAATATATTACTTTCATAATGTAAAAATGGTAATAATTGATATACATAACTTAATTGCCTATGTTGCCTAGGAGTACAATTTTCATATAATTCTCTAGTTGTATCAATAAACATTCTAATATATTCTTTGTTTTTAAAATTGTTTCTACCCTTATTAACATATTTTGGATTTAAATAAAATTTTTTATTCTCTTCGAAGAATAATTCTTTTTCTTTTACTTCTTTTAAAAAATCATAAAAAGCTTTTTCTCCTAATTTCAAAACTTTTCTTATATCTTTCTTTGTCATATACTCAATTTTATTATCTTTACCATGCTTTACTAAGACATTTTCTTCTCTGTTATTGTAGTCAATATAGGTTGCCAAATATAAAAATCTACTTATTGTTGCAGGTTTTAAATTTAGAGCATTAAATAATAATTGATTTTTTACATAACATACATGTAAATATCCACCTAACTCCTTACAGTGAGATTTTAAATCATTTTTTTGATTTATAATAGCTATTTGTTCGGGAGTTAGGTTTTTTATAACTTTTATTGTTTCTCCCTGTTTAATTAATCCTACACATTCAAGTTCTCCGTTTATACTCTCTTTATAAACTCTTTTGTATTTATCTGTCATATTTTTTCTCCTTTTCTGTGTCTCTTCCTTTATTTGTATAGGATTTTTCTATCTTAAAAAACAATAAATTTATTTAAATTTGTCAACTAACATATTCTTCGAATCCGTCGAAGTATAATTCTCCGTCTATAATACCTGCCCATGCATAACAGTTTATATCACAACCAGGAGAATCGAACCCTCCTATGTATTTAAAATCTAATTCAACATCAAACATTTTCTCAACATGAATTATTACATCATCTACTGTTTCTATTCCATTTTCTTCATCTATTCTTATATATCCAGTTTCATCATCTAAATAATAAGAAATTTCTGTTTTTATTCTTTCTATTTTATTCATTATGTTATCCTCTTTCTTTATAAATTTTAACTTCCTTCCTCATTTTTACCTTACATACCTAATTTACTTACTATCCATAATACTATGATAAATATAATTATTACATCTGCTATTGCTCTATTCATGAAATCCTCCTCTTATAATCCAATCCTCTGGAACTTCCTCTTGAGTACAATCTCCTAATATTTCATGTATAGGACAATTCCCAAATTTTCGCATATTATTGCAATCCTTGCTTGGTACAGATTTACAAGTTTTCTTAATTAATTCAAGTGCTTTTATTAACTCTTTTCTATCTTCCATTATTTCACCTCCAATATTTTATTTAACATATTTTGTTCTCTCTTTCGATAATTCTTCTTTAGTTATTTTTCTAAGTAATTTAACCCTTTCACAACGAATTTTCCCATCTGTATTATACGGAACACAAACTCCACTTAACCATTCAAATGGTATTAATACTTTCCAAATATTTGTTTCTTCGTTGTTAGAGAAAATCTTATATAAATTATTAAAAGAAATTAAATTTTCTTCTATCCATTCTAATGTTGCAACATTTATTCCATAACTGCAAGTATCAAACCTGTTGGCATCAACTACTTCATTAAGAATCCCATTTTCTTTTATGTCCCAATATTCAGGAATTTTATATTGAAATTCAAATAATTTATATGCAATATATCCTTCTTTTGTTTTTTCGAAATTTTTATTTAAATAATCTATTGAATTGATTAATCCTTTTGTATTTGAAAGTTGACTAGATATAAAGGAACAATGCGAAAATTCTGTATTTGTAAAATCTATTTCTCTAGTTCTTATAAAATCAAAATTACTAGCTGCTAAAGATGCATTTAAAAAATTTACATTATCAATTTCTGCTCCTTTAAATAAAGTTCCATCTATAACAGAAGATGAAAAAGAACAATTTTTTATCATAGAATAAGATAGATTTGTATTAATGATAAATGAATCATTAAAATCAACATTTTTAAAAATTGCATCTGTTAAGTCTAAGTTTTCAATTCTTTTTTTAGATAAATCTATATTAATCAATGTTAGTCTGCTAGATTCTTCTGCTTGTCCATTTAACCATTTTTTATGCTCTTTCGCTCTTTCTATGAATTCGTTTATTGACATTTTTGTTTTCATACTTACCTCCAATTTATATAGTAGCTTTGCTTATTTTCTCCTTAAGTATTCTTCTTACTTTATCTAAATCTTTTGTCCCATAAGTTCTATACACTCTTGATTTAACAGATTTAGGAGATTTCTTTTCTATTACTCTTGCAATTGACATGTAGTCATAACCTTTTAATATTAAATTGTTTAAGATGCATATTTCATTATCAGTCCAAAATTCCATTTCTTTTTTTATTGGTCTTGCTTTTGTGTTCATTCTTTTCACTTTCTGGAGTATCCCATCTTCTGTTCTGCATAGTCTTTGAGCTATCTCATAACAAGAGTATTTATATTCATTCACTAAGAAAAATAAGTATTCTTCATCTTTTTGAGTCCATTCTCTATTGTATTTTGATATTTCTACTTGATTCATTCTATCTCTGTTTCTTTTCGGTTCTACCCAATCTGGTTCTTTCCCTAACATAAGTCTATCGAACTTAGAGAAGTCAAGAAATACTTGATTATCTTCTGCCCATTTCCAAAAGTTTTTTATATGTACACATTTAACCTTTTTACTTTCTATTGTTTTAGTTAAAATTGGAAAGTCTCTCTTCATCCAAGCTTTTATAGAATTAGGAGAAGAACTATCACAATATCCTGTATATCCTAATGTATCAAATAATTCTCTTAAAGTTATATAGTCACTACCTTTAAGGAATGGCCCTAGATTTAATCTACTTCTTCTTCTTTTAATGCCAGGTATTGTTCTTTCTAATTTTTTAGACAATTGAGGAAGACTCATGACTCCCCAATTTTCTGCTAGATATTCATCTTCTTCTTTTGTCCACTTTTTATATGTTCTCATTTTGTCCCCCTTTATTAACTATTGAATAAGTCTTGCCTTATCGTAAAAATTACAAGAATTAGTCATTTCATTATATACATAATAACTTTTAGCAAATTCGTCATATTTTATAAATCGAACTTTGGTCCACTTATTTTCTTCATTTAATATTTCTATCTTGTCTCCAAACTTTAAATTGTTTAAAAATTTAACTTCAACTCTTTCCCAGATAAGTTGTTCTCCTAAATATATTTTCATTATGTCATATTCTGAACGAAATCTATGAGTGAAATCGTTTTTATACTCTCCTAAATCTCCTAATATATAAATATTTCCAGTAGCTATTGCATTTCCTGTAAAACGAGTTATATTAGGAATGCTAATTATCTCTCCTTTTATTAAAAAGTAATTAAAGCCATTTCTAAGTTTTAATTCCATACCATTTTTTAAGTCATTAAGTTTCAAAACCTATCACCCCCCCTCGGTATAATATTTGCATAATTTTGCATTTAATCCTTTAAATAGGATATATGTTTCTTTAATGGGACACCCAACATTCCCTACGGCATCTTCTTCATGAAATACGCAATTATTACATTTTCTTTTAACTCTAAATCTAAAAGGATGTTTATTTCTATAATCTTGTTTTGCTTTTTCTAAGGTCCATGTTTCTTTCTTAGGTTCTTTATCTTCAATAATAATCATTTTAAAATCCTTTCTTTATAGTTCCATCTGCCTTATATACAGGACACATAAATCCTTCGTGAGAAGATGTATTTACATAATAATGAATCTTTGTTTCATTATCCATAACTTCTGTTACAGGGAAGCCATCTATCTTCTTTTCTTCTGAAATAATAGTAAATCCTTTTGTTTCAGTCATTCCTTTACATCCTGTTGTACTAAAACAGAATATACCAATTATTCCAATTAATAATATTTTTTTAATTTTCATGTTTATTTCCTTTCTGTTAAACTAAAATACATATTGTTTTGCCACATTTTGAACATGTAATATAAATACAATATTCTCTTTTTGCTATTTCAAAGTTCTTTACATTTCCTAATTGAACTTCTCCATATTCATCAAAGTTATTTGTTTCTTTTATTTCACTTTCATTTCCACAGTCACATATAATTTTCATATCATTCACCATTTTCTATACTATAATAAATTAAAATTATTCCATATCTTAAACTATTATCACATAATATTGAAATTATTGATTTAGGACATATCTTATTTTCATTTAAATAATCCTTTAAATCCATATAATCATCAAAATATTCTACCTTATATTCCATAAAACACTTCCTATTTCTTATATAAATTGTAATTATTAACGAGCCAATTAAAATGACAATCACATTTATTATTTCTTCTTGGCTTATAATCACATTCAGAACAACGTACTTTATGACAATATGCTTTAAATTCATCATCTATTTTTTTATTTGTTGTTGTTTCTTCAGGAACTAATTTAGCATACTTCCAAGAAACTAAAATAGGATTATTTGGACGTAAAGTACTCCAAGAAGTCATTCCATTTGAAAAGGTCGCAACTTCTCCATTTATAAATCCAGCAAAGTGTCTTTTCTCCCATCCCCCATTTTCGCTATTCTTTACTAAAACTTTTGTGTCAACTGGAACTTTGCTCCAATCTATTTGGAATATAGACCAAATCATTTTTTCTTCATTGTCAAATATTCTTACTATATCCAAACTAGATGAATTCTTTGAAGTTAAGTCGTTTTCATAATCTTCTAGAAAATCCCACAATGTTTCACATGGAACTAGAGTATGTTCCATAGTTTTAATATATACCATGCCTTCAATAACATAATAGGTACTTCTCGTTCTTAATTCAAAAATCATTCCGTTTGTTATTTGTGATTTTTGCATATTACCCCTCCTTTGTAATATCGTTAATATTTCCACCAAAAGAACTATTTTGGCTTTCTATGAAATCTATAAATTTCTCATAAAAATCTCTTAATGATAAATCTGTATTTATTGTTCCTGATATTTCAAATATATTCTTTGATACACTCCATTCTATTACTTCGAATTCATTCGATTTAAAAAATCCACAAGAGCTATATCCTAATTCCTCTCTATATGATATAAACTCGAAGCAAATTCTTTCTTTATAATCTTTCCACCCTAAGTAACAAGCTTCTAATAAATTATTTATTTCTATTTCTTTATTTTGATTTATCCAACAGAGAAATTCTGCTACTTCTTGTTGTGTTTGACAGTGAATTGCAATGTTTTCAGAAGCAAATATATCCCATGTTAAATTTTCTCTAGTTATAGTTTTATCTGGTTTCCATTCATAATAAGTTTTTTCAAAATCATCCATCAATCCCCAACTTACTCTTTTATTTAGTCTATTAACATTATAAAATGTTTTTCCCTTGTATGCATTCCAATAAGTATTATTTAATGTTTCAAAGTCGTTTCCAGTTACTGCCCACTTGAAACCATTTTCACCTAAGAAGTTTAATAAATCCATAGCTGCTCTTTCTGTTTTACAGTTGATATTAACTTCTGTTAAATCACTAGTAAATTCTTTAAATATATTCCTATTTAATATTGCCATTTTCCTACCTCTTTCTTATACACATAGTAATAAAAAATATTATCAATAGCTATCCCAATAAACATTAGAAGGAATCCTAACTTTGTCGGTAATACTATTAAAGAACTAAATGCATATCCTATAATACAAGCTATATTATTATAATAAACAGTCTTGTTATCAAATTTTTCCCTGTCTTCTCCTTCGTATCTTAACGATTTTAAACGAACTCCTGCACATATGATATTTCTTGTTATTAAGGAGCTTAATATAGCATCTGACATAAAGAAGAATAATGGAGATATTCCATCTACTATAAACAAATAAATCAATATGCCATATAGAATAACTTCTATTGATAAGAAAAAGGAAAAAGCTCTATAAAGAACTTTTCCTTTAGATAACCAAATCTTTGTTATTAATACAGTAAGAACACAATTTAACAAACTAGCTATGCTAAGAAGATTAGAAGTTATTGCACTTACAGTTACTGTATGAACAATTGGATATGCAATAGAATAAAACAAACTACTAGAAAATCCTGCTATCAATAATTTATCTTTATTTTTGTTTATTTGCACCAAACCACCATACTCCCATTATGAATCCTATACATATTCCAATTATAAGTTTAACCATATTATCACCTCTTTAGTTAGTATTTTTATATCTATTCTTATGATTTAATTATATAATTTTAATATCAATGTGTCAACATAAAATAGTAAGAAAAGAGAGGAAATTCCTCTCTAATCCTTCATGCTGTCATATATATTACTTATAGTCTTTTTAAAAGCATTGTCTTTATTTTCTTTTGGTTTAGTAACTTTTGTAATAGGCTTACTCTTTTGAGGGGGAGTAGCTGCTAAAACTACCCCCTTAAGCATGAACTTTCTTTCTAGTAACATTCTTTCAAGTGCTTGACTATTTGTAGAAAGTCCATTTTCCTCTTTATAAGCTTTCACATCTTCATATAGGTCTTTAGACAGAGAATAACTAGTCGTTATCTTCTTCGCCATCTATCTCGCCTCCAAACTGCTCTGAACAGATGTAATAAAGTCCTTCAGCAGTAGCCATTTGAGGATTCTCTATCATTTTATATTTATTGTCAAAATTAAGTCTCATAGAAGTTCCTCCTGCTATTCTAATATCCATTTCATCTGTATTCTTCCAGATGTCAGAAATGTATTGATTAAGTTTCTCTGACATAAGTTCATAAGCAGATTCTTTCATTTCTTCTGTAGCTGGCTCTGTATCAAAGTCTATTTCAAAAGTTTCCTTAGAAAGATTCTTCTTCATAAGTCTATCTCTAACTATCTTTAATGCATCTTTATTTCCATATTCCAATGTAGAAGATAAACTATCTCTAAATCTGCCTCCTCTTTCAAAATAACTAAATTCAGAAGTATTAAAACCAACTGAAACAAGACCAACATGATTATGCTCATTATCTATAAGTCCTTTGTATCTAAGTCCCATAAGAGCAGCATCTGCTTCTCTGAATATATTTATATTATTTACAGTAACTCTCTTAGTAGTATTATTTATAGCATCTTGTATTTCAAATGTTTTACCTTGATATTTATTTATTACCTTACACATCTCTGACTTTCTAAAGCTCTTATTAGGGACTCCTAGCATGATAGAAACATTATCTTCAACTGCTGCTTGAAGAAGTCCTGTAACAAATAATAATTCGGCAGTTCTTGAAACCTTAGAATCATTATTATTTCTAATTGGGGAATAACTTTCTTTTTCAGATAATTCTCCTACAAAATACTTCTTACTTTCATATCCTATACAGATAGGAGCTTCATATTTATCAAAATCTATATCTTCGGTTCTTCCATCTCCCACGATACTTTTGAATACAAATTCTTTAGGTTTGTTGTTAATAACTGTAAATATCTTTACAAACCCTCTCCCAATATCCATACCTATATATTGCATATTATTACCTCCAATATGTTTTTCTTTAATAGTAGCACATATAATTTTTATTTGCAATAATTTTTTGTTAATATATCGTTAATTTTTCATTAGTGTTTAAAAATATATTAATATATCATTGAGAAACAATTAATATCTTGTGAATATATCATTAACATTCCTGATGCACTATATTTTTCTGTGAATATATCATTAGTAAACCATGAGTATATAACTGACACTCTCTATACAAGATTTAGAGCGTTTTGTTTTTCTTCCCTTTGTAATTTATCAATATTATTATAATCAAACTCTTAGAATGGCTCTGACGGGGTTGTATAGTAAGTATGTAAACATTCTATTTTTCATATAGATTTTGCCGTCTTTAAATTATGAATTTTATAATATAATTTCTTGCATTTTTTATTTGGGGATTTGGGATTAGGAGGAGATGTGTGGGGTTTTATTGAGTGTTGGAGGGGTGATTTTGTAGTGTGTCTGCTGCGTAAACAACTGTTGTCGCCTGCCTGAAATACTCGGAAAAAATTTCCTAAAACTGGGGGTGGGGGGGTAAATTCTATATAATAATTATATTATATCTACTATTTGAAAATAGAGGTATGATTTTTAAAAAAGGCTACTGGTATAAGCTCTAAATTTTTTTCATGCATTTTTTATGGTGAATAATGGAAAAATTGCAATTGTTTATAAATTGAAAGCCCTTACAATTTACCGTCAATTTACTTCAATTGTCAGAAAATTTACTACAATTGCATAATCAACTCTTAAACTTGCATTTTTATAACTCCAATAATTCCAATAAAAAATATAATAATACTTAATAA